ACAAAGTTTGTTGCTGTTTGAACTCCGCTCTGTACAAGCTGTGAACCCCATGATATTACTCTACTTATAGTTTGTGATAGCCATTGATATATTCTGCTAGGTAATGTTGATATCCATGTTACGACATTTGTTACAAAGTTTGTTGCGGCTTGAACACCAGTCTCAACTAAGTTTGTCCCAAACTCAATAACTTTGTTTATTGTATCAAGCAACCATTCCCATATTCTGCTAGGTAACTGTGCGAACCATGTTATAATGTTTTCAATTATCACTGGCAATTCTGTTGTTTCCCATTCAATACAAGACTGACCAAACAAATATATATGTCCTAACATTTCACCGATTACATAACCAATCTTATAAGGTAATTCACTGAACCATGTTACAATCGCATTTATTGTGTTTGGTATTGTTTCATTCACAAAAGTATTAAATGCATTCGGTATTGTTTCTGTAAAAAAGCTAATTATGTTATTAACAAAGCCTTGTATTGTTTCAACTGCATTATTAAATACCTCTGGAATTGTTTCTGTAAAGAATGTTTTAACACTATCAAATGCTCCTAGAATAGTCTCTGGAAGTCTGCTGAAAATATCAGACACTTTGTCAAAGAACTCTTGAAACTTTTGCGCCGCTTCATCAAGTCCAAACTTCTCTAATATCTTCGCTCCTATATCTCCTATAGTGCTTAAAATTGTGCTTCCAATACTTGTGAACGTTTCTACTACGTTGTCAAACAATCCTTTTATGCCATCTGCAACTTGTTCAAAATCTCCTGTAAATATTCCAATGAATATATCCATTATACTTAGAACATTGTTTAAAACAAGCTGTATAATATCTACAACTGTAGAAAAAGCACCCTCAAATACTGGTGCAAATATATCACACAATGTCTCCCATGCTGTTTTAATCACATCTGTTATGCTTTCAAAATTAAAACCTAACTCATTTATTTTACTTACAAATTCATTCGCAAAATCTGAAAACACTTTCTTTAATTCATTGAATGTATTTGTTATGTTAGTTCTAAATTCTTCATTTGTTTTCCACAATGTAACAAACATTGCAACCAATGTTCCAATAACTGCAACAACTCCTAAAATCGGTGCTATTACCGAACTAAAAGTCGTTGCGATTTTTGTTATAACACTTGGTATTCCACCCATGCTTGCTATCAGTTCTGATTGCCCCATACTAAGAAGCTGTATCGTTTTTGTTACACTTCCAATAACTCCACTTGCTGTTTTAACAATTGTAATTATAGTACCTATTGTGCTTGCCACTTTTGATAGAATAAGTAAAACTGGGCCGATTGCGGCAATTACAAGACCAGCCTTTACAATAAAATTCTGTTGTTCTTCTGACAACTCATTAAACTTTGTTACAAGGTTTGTAAGCCATTGAATAAAGTTTCTTATGTTTGGTATTAATACATTTGATATTATAATTCCAGCTCCCTCTAATGCTGATTTAAAAAGTGTTATATCACCCTTTAAATTATCAAGCTGTGTTTGTGCTTGTTTTAGTGCCGAATCGTTTGCATCTTTCAATCCCTCTTTAAAGTTATTAACTTTCTCTGTTGATGAAACTGTCATTTTGTTAAACGCTTGCAAACCATATGTTGTAAATATTGTGTTTTTGTATGCGTTTCGTTGTTCTTCTGACATTCCACTTAGTTTGCCATTTAATTCATCTACAACGTCATTGAAATCTCTTGCATTGCCTTGCGCATCATACACTGAAACACCTAATTCATCAAGCGCTTTCTTGGCTGTACTTGTAGGTGTATATAAATCCATCATTGCTCTGTTCAATGCTGTTGCCGCTTCTTCACCTGTTATGTTTTGTTCTGCTAATCGTAACAAACTTAATGTTACACTATCCATATTTTGTCCATAACTTTTAGCTGTTGCGGATGAAGAGGAAAGTGCTGTTCCTAATCCTCTAACATCTGTGTTCGCCATTGTTGCTCCTTTAGCAACTAAATCTGTAACACGCTTTGCTTCGTCCATTTCTTTTCCAAAACCTTTTAATGTTCCTACAACATAAGTGGAAGAATCTGCCAAACTTAAATTACCAGCCGCCGCAAGGTTCAACACCTCTGGAAGTGCTGTCATTTGCTCTTCTGCTGTTAATCCACTCTGCGCTAATACATTTAATCCCTCTGCCGCTTGCGTTGCGCTAAACGCTGTTGTAGCACCCATGTGTTGTGCGAACTTGGAAAGGTTTTGAATCTTATCTGTTGTTGTTCCCATTGTTGCGGCAACTTGTGACATAGCACTTTCAAAATCTGTTCCTGCTTTAAGTGCCGCCGCCCCTACTCCTACAAGTGGCAATGTTACATTTCTTGACATTGTACTTCCAACTGTAGCAAAGGCACTTGAAAGTCCTTTAAACTTTTGTTCTGCTGTGGCTGATTTATCCCCAAAAACTTTTAGGTCATTATAAGCGGATTTAAACCCTTTTTGAAACTTACTTGAATCAAGTTCCAAATATGCCACAGCAGTTCCCATATTAACCGCCATTTTGTTTCTCCTTTCAAACAATACTTTTATTCGTACTGTTTATAAAAATCTTTAAAATTGTTATAGTGTTTTGTTTCCGCTTTTTTGTTCTGTTCTATGTAATGAGGTTTTTCTCCCTCTGTTAATCTCAATGTTAATTCACAACATGCTTCATTAATACAAAAGGCAGTATAACTGTCCTCTATCCCCAGCACTTCACTAGGTAAACATTTATACTGCCTTGATATTGCTAATACGCTTTCTACCTTTTTACTCTGTACGAAAGGATTCTAGTGCTTTTACCCCCTGTTGTGAGTAGTTGAAAATAAACATCATCTGTTCATCTGTAAGCTCAATCCCTGTACTTTTGATTTCATCATATGTTGGCTCTACAAAAGTTTCACTTGCAATCAAATCAATTACATCATAGATTTCTTGCATCATGCTATTTTCTTCTGTATCAAGACTTCCACTCTGTACGAATAACTCATTTGTTTTAACAAGTAATGAGTTTGGAATCTTTCCCTGTTTTGCCATTCCTAAAATAGATGGTCTTTTAAGTTTTGCAACAAAAGGCTGACCCTCTGCAAAATCAGGAAGCCTTACAATGTTACCATTTGCATATTGCTTCAACTGTTCCAAACTTGTTACCTGTTCTGTTTTTGCTGTTCTTGCCATGTTCTTATTCTCCTATCTTTTTTATTTAATTTACTGCCAAACCTGTTTCTTCTGTTTCAAAATCATCTGACAATACAGACGCATCTGTGAACTGTGGGAGTGTTTTCACATAAGAAATCTTATATGGTGCTTCTCCCTCTTTTGGTGCAGAGTTGATTGTGTACTCCGGTACACGGAAAACATCATCTTCTGAACTCATTGCAACTGGTGTTCCTTGACAGTTAGGATATGTGATTTTCTCATATCTAACAATCTGACCACTTGCATCATACTGTGCTGAATAACAATCGAGTTCAAACACTTGTCCTTTATCCGTACTTCCTGCAACTGGTGGAGTATATGTTAATGTATCTCCTGTTCCGCTTACTGTTCCGCCTTGTAGAATCTTAACAAGTTCTGGAATGAATACATTATCTGTCATTGTAATCTGATGTCCGGTAATTGTCGTAGTTGCTGGCTTCTGTGCAATCAATCTTCCAAGTTTTACAAGTTTAATTGCGTCTGTTGTTTCTGTCTGCGGTTCAACTGCGATTTTATTTGCTGTATCTACCGCAATCTCTGTTGCGTTAGAATCATCACCACCAGCCATTCCTGTTCTTACAACTACAAGGGCAACATCAATGGTTGGGATTCCAACTGCTTTTTTCTGTGCTTTCGGCATTGCTCAATTCCTCCTAACGATTTTCTATTTTTCTACAACCTTGGTATTGAAATGATACCATATGCGCATTTTTATCTTCATCATAAAAACTTGCTGTTTCATTTCCAACATACATAACAAGTGGAAATACTTGTTTCATTTTTTGTTTTGTTTCAAACATGAAACTTTCAATTCTTCCATATCTGTTCACTGGAACATATAACATAATTGTGTATAGCGGTCTTTCACTTGAAACTGATTGCTGTTCATAAGTTCCCTCTGATTTTACAACGACATACTCTTTTATACATTCTCCTTTGTGCTGTGATGGATAATATACTTCTGTTCCATCTACCGCTATAGTATCCCTAATCTGTTCTATAATGCTTTTCATTTGATATACCTCAATAAGTCCTTATACCCATCTAAGACTTCCTTAGAACACGCATTAACAGTTGGCTGTAGAATAGCAAATCTTCTTTCATTACATAACTCTAAATATATACCATAATCAACTCCATGTCCTATATATATTCTTGTTCGCATTTTTCCAATTTGTTCAACCCATCCTGTTAGCCTTTGCCTTGCATGTCCTGTTCTGTCTGTCCACGGTCTGTTCCTCTTAGCATAGTTCTGAAACTTTTTTGCACCGCTTGTCGCAAACATTTTAATTGCAACTTGTGATTTTGTTTCTGCTCTCTCTAAATTGTCAAGTAACTGTTTCGCATCAATTCTAATTGTTCCCATTTAACACCAACTCCATTGATATATCACAAATAATGTTAAACTCCTGCATATTATTTTTCTCAATAATCTTATAAGTGTTTTCGTTTATTTGTATCATATCTCCATTTTTAATCAAAACAGAATCATCATATACAACCATTAATTTCGGCTGTCCTTTTGAATGTGTTTTAGAACCATCTGAAACGCTTTTTGTTATATATCCTTTTTGTGTATGAAACAATCCTTGTACTTCTACAACTTCCTCTTGCTTGTCGGTATCTTCTCCATAGTCGTTTAATATTGTTCTTTTGACTACATAACTTCTGCCATGTGTTTTTATCTCACGTTTTACTTTGTTTAGTTCTATCTGTAACATTTTCTCATTCATCTTAGCACCCCACTGTTTACAGAAACAAAGTGGGATGCAAGCATCTTGAAATAACTAGAACTGTCTTTTGTAGTTAAACCACTCACATCCAACCCTGTTACCTCTGCTTTGATTATTAATCCATCATAGCTTGCTTTTCTAACATCACCGTTATTTTTTTCTAATAGATATTGCAATTCATCCACTTCAAAATATGGTGCTTGTTTTTCTCTCAAGTTGAATTTTAACTGTTCTAAATTATCCATCTACTCACCTCCCACATTTGTTTACATTTTACTCTGTTGGATTGCTTTCTGAATAATCTGTCTTGCTTCTCTTACATTTTTAGCTTTTGAAGTATCAATGTTATGTTTCTCTGCATACTCCATAAGCTGTTCTTTGTTCATTTCAGAAATCGGAATTGTATCAACTGGATCATCTTCTTCAATCTGTTCATCTTCTACAATATCATCAATGTTCTGTTTATTTTCATCAACAATAACATAACCATTCTTTTTGAACATTGTTTCATATGAATTGCGACTTACCTTAACAGTATGCTCACCTTTCATAATTTTAACCATTGCCATGTTATCTCCCCCTTACTAAGCAATTACATCAAGAATATATACTTGGTCTGCTGTTGGGAAATCCGGCAAACAAATCATTGTTACTTTTGTTTCAACGTTTACCGGGTCAACCTTTGTCATTGTTGTAACTGCTACTCCTGTATCTGTAATAGACACATTTGCAACATTACTTGACATAAGGTCTGACTCTTCCGGTGTTGTACCAAACCATGTGTTTCCGAGTTTTCCTGTTGGGAACATAACAAAAACATCTTCTGGAACATATCTCTGAACTGCTCCCTCTTCATCTTTGTATCGTTTGTCATATACTACAATATCAATTCCGAGTTCATCTTTAATGAACTGTTTAACTTTTGCATCTGATACAAAACCAACACCATCTGTAAGAACATAGATAGATTTCTTAATTTCTGTATTTGCTCTGATATATCCGAACACCTTTGAAGAACATACCGCTCTTTCAACTGTTACGCCAGTATCATCAACGATTTTTGTAATTCCTGTTCTGATATCATCAAGGATTGTTGCTGACGGGTCACTCCAACTCTTTGTTACTGTTACTTTATGGCTTTCATCTACACCATAATCATACTCATAAACCTGTCCATTTCCTTTCATAGAAATTGTTCCTGTAGTAAGCATCATCATTCTCATACGCTCTCTCTGTGCAGAAGCACCCTCAAGAAGTTCAACCTCATCTGCAAAGATTCTATTTACGATAGCATCAATGTATGCTTGGTTTCCACTCTCAATGATTTTGTTAAGTTCCTGTCTTAACTCTTCATCAATGTACTTGGACTCTTTGAAGAATGGCATGTCTGCGCTTAACTTCTCAAATCCAATTCTCGGTCTTGGAATAGCCTGTACATCAAACGCTGATGCTTTCAAAACTACTGGAAGTCCATTAGAACCTTTCAACCATTTAAGCGTGAGTCCGAGTTTCTTATCATTTGGGAAAAGTTCCTCTCCTAAATATGGATCTCTGTCCTGTTGTAACAATTCCCAGTATGATGTAATTTCAGAACTAATAATAAGGTCATAAATTGTCATGTTTTGTTTTCCTCCTATTTCCTAATTAACAAGCAACGAATTTAATCATTGGCATTGCTTTCTTTACTGTATCTGTAAGTTTCGCTTTTGTTGTTGCATCAACTCTGTTTGTGTTTACGAATCCAAACAAAAGCAATGTTCCGTTCGCATCACCTGTTGTTACATCTACATCATGTAGCAGAACTCCTACTGCATCAGATGACTCTGTAGAACTCCCAGCTGATGCCTCTGTGAATGCTGTTGTTCTTGCATCAAGATTTCCTGTAAGTGGTGTTCCAGCTTTAACAACTTTCTTTGTTCCCTCTGCAACTCCGAGTGCCTTACTTACTACTACACCCATAGAAACTTGATGTTCTACTGCAAAAAGAATTTGGTTTGTATTTCCATATGTTTCTTTTCTAACTCCTGTTTGATTTAACATTTGTTTTACCCTCCTTTATTTAAAATAGTGGCTCTTTACTGCTTTTCTTCCAGCAAGTAATCTTTCAGCCATTGTTCCGGCATACTTTGAATCTCCGTTTGTACCCTGTTTATTTTGCTCTGTTGTTTTATTCACTCTTGAACGTGTTACTGTTCCCTTTTTATTTGCTTCATCTTCATCAGTTGCAAAATAAATCTTTCCGTTTGTGCTGTCTTTCATTTCTGCAATTACAGCATTAATGTCTTTCTCTTTTGTCACTTTTGCTTTTGCAACAATAACTAAATCATCCACAAGCTCCGGTTTTGCTCCTAACTGAATAGCTGACAATTTAGCTTCTGCAATTACTCTCGCTTCACGCTCTGTAACAAGTTCTTTTGTTGTTGTTGTTAGTGCATCATCCTTTTTCTGCAAATCAGTTTTGTTTGCTTCTTCATCCTCTTTAGCTTTCTTAACAATCGCTTGCAATGAATCCGAATTTTCAACTCCTAAAGATTTAAGATATTCAGCAATCGCATCACCTTTTACTTTTTCAACATCAACATTATTATTCTGCTGTGTACTTGTCTTCTGATTTGTGTCATTGTTCTGCTGTGCATTGTTATTGTTTGCGTTATTCTGTACATTTGTGTCTGCATTTGTTCCATTCGTGTTTGTATTTGTTTCTGACATTTGTTCTATTCTCCTTTATTATATAATGTTTGTAAGATTCTCTCTTCTTTTTGTAACTGTCTTTTCTTTTTCTCAATACCTTTTAAAAATCTCGCCTTTTCTGTTTCATTTGTTTCACTGTTCATGTTTGCTGTTGATTTTCTTATTTGTTTTTTCAAAATCAATGTTTTTTGATTATCATAATAAGAATCATATTGTTTTCCACAATTCGGACATGCTAGAAAAGTCCTCGTTATGTTTTGTTTTCCAACTTGTTTGTTTTCTTCCTTTATCATTGGATAAAATGATATTTGACACTTATCACATGTCACTTTCAATTATATCACCACCTGTATACATTGTCAACTCTTTTATAAATATTTTTCCATTTTCATCATAAAAAGTTTTTCCTTTTGAAGTTTCATTAAGCAACTTTCTTTTTTCATTAAGTTTCTTTGTAAGTCTGTCCTTTTTCTTTACCTCTCTAGGGCTCACAGTTTCCTTTTTAAGGCGTTTTCTCATTGCCTTGATAAATAGTGCCTTAATCTCTTTAAACGTCTGTATGGACTCATTATCATCTATCTGAACGACTTCGACTTCTTTACATCTTACACATTCAAAATACAAAATAACATAATGTTTTTTATCTTCGTCATATACATCTTTTTTCAGTAATGACTTTGAATCCAAACTATTTACTTCTCCACATTTGTTACACACTCTTTTTACTTCCATGTTCTTCTCCTGTTCTACATAAAATCTAATGCATATCTATCAATCTCCGGGAACGTTCCAACTGGTGATTTATACCACATTCCTATCTTCTTCGCTATATCTGACATACTATCAGGAATCACAGCTTCAAATGTACACATTCCGTTTGGATGGTCTAATGGCAATGCATCTTTCGGATACACTCCCTGTCCTAATCCATATTTATCTTCTTTAGCTCTGTTCTCACATATCCTACAAACTCTCCCATGAAAATTACTTGTTATCCATCTATAACCAATGACAAAAGGGTCATTTTTGTTTACTGCTTCAAAACTCTGTTGGTATGCGTGTGACACTAATGTTCTAGCAAGCCTTTGTGCATTGTAATCAACATGTCCGAACCTAAACTTATTATTTATTGTTTCTCCAACTCTGTTCGCTCTACCGCTGTTTACATCTGTTATCCTTGCTTTCCTTGTGCTATAGATTACTTTACTTACCTTTCTTGCTTTTGGGTCTACATAACTTTCAATATCACGAGCTATCTCATATGCGCTCTTTCCTTGTGCTGTTCCTATTGAGATTATCTTATTTATACTTTCCTGTGTTTGTTTGTTATAACCCCATATTGCTTTACTCAATGACCAATTATCTTGATATACATTTCCTGTTATGATATTTCTAACAATCTGGTCTGGAACAAACTTAAATGCTTCATGTATATCAGAATCTTTAAAACCACAATATTTTAAAAATGTTCTAGTATCATATACAACCGCTTCCGAAACTGTTGTCATATTTCGAACAACACCATTTTTAATATCTTTATTTAATTGTTCAATTCTTTTTGTTATGCTCCGCTTTAGTAATATGAGGTTTTGCTTTTGCATGTTTCCATTACCCATGCTTGCTATTTGTTTTGTAACATCTTTGTACAGATTCTCATACATTTGTTTTATATCTTTTTGCATCTGTACTGTTGTTGTTTGCCTTACTTGTTCTGAATTCTTTAAATTAAACTTTTGTTTCATTTCACACCCCCTTTTCTGTTTTCTTCTAATTTGTTTTCTTCGTTCCTTACAAGTATTATAATACACTATAACAACATAAAAGTCAACACTTATTTAAAACTTTTTATTCTTCTTCAAGTTTTGTTTGTGTTTCAATTTGTTGTACATTCTTTTCTACTTGGTTCTGTGTTCCAATATCATCAAGCTCACTCTGTACCTGTGTATTCATGCTCATGCTATCAAACATATTATTTTCTATTGCTATTTGCATAAGTTCATCATCAATCTGTGCATCTGTTTTAAATTCATCCTTTCTCCACTTCTTAATGTATGACTTTCTACTTCTAGCATTTGCCGCAATCTCTGAAAGATCTGACGCTTTTTCATCATCTTCATCTTCCATAAGAGCATAGTGTTCTAAAATATTAATGTTATACTGTATTTCGTCCAATCCTGTTAAAACATACCTTGAAACAACTTTTTCTTTGTTTAGCATTGCAATATCCAAAATACATTCAACAACAAACTCTAACGCTGGAATCCACGCTTTCATCTTTTCATCACATCTTACTTGTAATGGATAATATAATGCTTTTAATGCTTTTCCACTTGTTATTGTTCCCGCCATTGTCTCTTCTGAAATGTTTGGTATATCAAGCTCTCCATACATTGTTGTTTTAATTCTGTCTAGCGTTGCTTTAACACTCTCTGTATGATTCATCTGCGGTGCTAATGTTCCGACTTGCGGATTTACTTCATTTTGATTTTGTTCTGAACGTAAGTCCCAATATGCACCAGCTCCACTGCTTAGGTTAGCTGTTGTTTCTGAATTCATATCCACTGTATAACGAATAGGATTCATTCCTTTTCTTTCACTGTCTATATCTGCATTTCCAAGTCTACTATATCCAGCTTCATACATTGCTAAGTCTTCAATTTCCGATACACCTAGCTTATCAATCAGTGTTCCATCATTCAGAATAACAACTGCTGGGATATAGTCAAGCTCGATTATCTGTTCTTTTACAACTTCCTGTTCTACATTTCCAAGTCCATTATACAGAATAGAACTAAAATGTATTTGTCCATTTATTTCTTCATATCTGTTTACTAAATATTTCTTTTGGTTTGTTTGTCTTGTTCTGTTCACACTCTCAAAACTTATAAACTTTGTTAATCTGTCTGAACCGTAGTCTGTCTCGTAATAAAACTGCAAACTGTTATAAAAATGTGTTTGTATTCCATCCTGTTTTGAAAAGTCAACCAAACATGCTACACGCTTTCCGATAAAACAATCTTTTGCACTTTGTAACAATGTTCTTGAAAAATTACTGTTCTTTAAAACCTTGTTTACTAATGTTTGATACTGCTGTATTTGTTCTGTGTTTTCTTCATCAACATAATTTTGTTGTATTAAAAAATCAGGTGTTTGACTGAACATAAATCTTGCTTCTTTATCAATCAATGTTTTTGCAATTTTAAACCTAACATCTGATGCTACATAATCCCCTGCTGTTCCCTCTGTTATAAATTCAGCGCCTTTTTTATAATCAATATAGTTTTGTTGTATCTGTAACAATTCTTGTGTATATAAATTATATCCCTCTTCTATTTCATTTCTTAAAACAAAATAAGGAAAATTTCTTAATGCTTGTATTACTTCAACACTATGTTGTTTATTACTAGCCATATAATACTATACTCCTTTCTATTATATAATATATTATAATATATAAATATATATAAGTCAATAATTATTTTATGTTTTTATATATAACAAAAGGGTGGATTTCTCCACCCCCATTAAATGTTTGTTTTAGAATAACTGGAATCTATCAATAGGAACACCATATGCACCAGCATATCCATCTTGTCCGCCTGTTGTTTCGTCATTATACTGCCATGAATAATATCCTCGCTTTACTGGTGACACTCTATACTGCGCTTTCTGCCAACTTCCTACTGGTGGATGATAAATAACTTGTATTGCATCAATAACTTTACCAACTCCGGCATATCCATTGTTACTATCATTCCAATTACAACCGGAAACATATGGTAGCCATCTTCCACCAAGAACATGAACTCTATAACTTACTGAACCAACATCACACTTAATTGCAATGTCTGTTATCTTTCTACCTTGTACACCAGCAAAATCTTGTAGGTTTCGAACAAATGGATATATTGTTCCTCCCTCTACTCTTACTGCATATGTAAAATTAACTGGTACATTATAATGTCCTCCACTTGGCTGTGGTGTTGTTACTCCTGTTACTGTTACTCCATTACCATAATCAATATCACAAAGCTTTAAAAGGTGCGTGAACCTGTTCTGTGACAAATTAGCTATTCTTACACCATAAGCTGAACCATCTGCGGCAATGTATTTATCATCTCCGAGATAAATTCCAATATGTCCTTTCATCCATACTGCCCAACCAATGTTATTGTTTGTTCTTTGTGAGATTGGAATAACTTCCACTGCTGTTTCTTTATATTGGTAACTGCCACGCATTTTACCAGTATACCAACTAATTAATCCACTACAATCTACACATACTTTTCCGGCTTTGTTATCGTCACTATACCAAACACAGTTAGAACCATATGTTCTTCTTAACTCTCTGATTCTATCCAGTGTTACAACTTCTCCTTTTGCCCCATAAATGTATGGAGTTCCAACTTTACTCTTTGCGAAATCAATTAACCCTTGTACTGTTTTACTCATATACCTCTATAATCTCCTTAAATGCCCCTAGAATCAATTTTAATATGCTACACTACTATTCCTTAGCTTCTACCTCTTTAATGCCTGCAATGCTCGTTAAAAGGCTTACAACACCAGCTACTACACTTGCAGATACTACCATCTTCCAATCTACTGAACTAATAACCACACTAGAACCAATTACACCAATAGCCGCCTGTGCCATTGTTTTAATTGCTCTTATGCTTGCCGCCTTAAGCCATTCAACAGTATCAACACTTGGTTTAAATACACAATTTTTAAACATGTTTTTTACCTCCATTTTCTAATTGACATAACTCTAATGCATGTTTTGCTTCTCCTATTTCTTTTTCATTTCTTTCTATTGCGTCCCACTGCTGTTTCTGACCTTTTCTTACGTGTTCTTTGTATTCTTCTATTTCTTTGTTTTGTTTTTCTAGTTTCTCATTTTGTTCTTTCATTTCTTTTGCTAACTGTTCTACTCTTAGTGTTAATTCTGTCATTGCTTTTGTGTTTTCGCTTAATGGTCTATATACTGCTGTAAATATTCCAATAAGCGAACTTAAGCCTAATACTACTATGCCTATCATTTCTGCTGTTGTCACATTATGAAACCTCCTATTCATTCACTTTTACATTTTAAGCTGCCATTTTCTGCTTCCATGCTTCGATTGCAGCGGTATAAGTAGCAGAATCACGTGTTGGAATATATACCAAGCGACCCCCGATACTCCGATTACGACCACCAACACCGTAAGTCAGATCCCAACAGAAACCGCCCGCACTACCGCCATTACCCCAATAACCGCCCAATGGAGCGATACGGTAACCGTTCGAGTTGATAGTGATATATGTGTAATCACCAACAGGTAATGAACTGTTACCAAGGCATTCTGACGCAATAAATAACCAGTCACAAGCTGTTGAATATCCCATTGCTGAAATATAACCGTTTGCGTTTGTTACTGTAAATCCGGCAGGTTCATAATTTCCACTGTTCTTTGATTCTGCAAAACTGAAATCAGAACAAATATAAGGCTGACCACCGCCCATTTTTCCATTGCCCCAAATATTGATACCATAGACAAATTCCCAAATGTTGCCCCAAAAGTTTTCTTTACCTCTCCAACATACAGAAGTCTTACCGTCAACAGTGTACTCTTTAGCAACACCACCTTCATAAGTGGTTGTTTTCTCTGCCCTACCTGTACCGTTTCCAAGGCTTGCTGTACTTCCGGTTGCAGCTGCATATGAACTTGTTGTGTCACTTCCTGTAGTCCAAGGTAAGGAAACAACCCCCTGTGCAATAGCGGTCTGTAAGTTCATCATACCCATTTCAATGATCATAAGCATCTGTTCAGCAGACACCTGTTTAATCAGATCACCATGCCAGTTTGTTCCACGATTCTGTGCCATTGCTTCAATATTCGGTCTTGTAAGATTCTGTGAAGAACCGGATGCAGGTCTTGCACCTGCGATTGATGAAAACTTATCTTCACCAGTGTTCATAACCTGTTCATCATTCAACAGATACGCACTTGCTGATGCATCGTAAATACTACCTTCATAAGCACTTGTCAGGAAATAATCAATTTCATTTCCTGATGCATCGTAGAATGCCGGGTGAAGTCTGAAACCTGCACGTGGCTTTTCTGACACATAATAGTTTGCCTTTCTTAAGTGGTAACCAATGCCTGTATCAATAGGGTCATACTCTACAGGACACACCAAATAATAGAACTTTGGCTGATATACCATTACCTGACCCATTGAACCATCTTCTTTGTAATCTGCATCACCGTACCATGCTACGATAGAACCATTATCAGCAACATTACAGCGTTTACGACCACCAAACATTGTGAACTTGTCAAAATCAGAACCTTTTGAAAGGTTGGCTGCTCCGGCAAGTCGTTTGAATGTTTTATTTTTGTAATCGACCTGAATACCGACAATATCATCAGCAGTGATACCCAAATAGGCACGAATATCTGCAATATTAGCAAAAACAGTCTGCATTGCACTCATAAATTCTGTTTTATCAACTTTATGTTCCTTTAAATTACTAACATCTTTTAGCATTTGTGTATAATCACTTGGAATTGTTCCTATTACTTCTTGTGCTTTCTTTTCAATTTCTGTTTTTTGTTCATTTGCTACTCTTAACAATTCTGCTTCAAGCTGATTATAATAGTCCTTTGCAACTTGCTCCTGTTCCTGTGTTCCATCTACTTCTAATCCCTCTAATACTTCACCATTTGCAAGTGTTGTATTCCATTCATTTGTTATAATACCATCCGTTTTTGTTTTAATCGCACAGACAATAAAAGAGATAATACCCTTATATGCTGTTACTTTTCTGCTTAATTCCCAACTAAATGTTACGTAATCTTGTCCATCTGTTTTTAAATCTGTTACAATATATTTGTCTTTCCCACTTTCCAACCCACTTGCATTTTGATAAATAACTCTTAGGTCTAGCTTGCTTAAGTCTATTCCATTTCCAACAAACCTTTTACATCTGAAATATTTTCTTTCACCTTTTTCATCACTCATAACACCGAATATTCTTTCTGTGTCTGGAATAATCATTGTTCTTGTGTCTGCATCTATCTCTATTACATCATTTGTTTCTGTTAATCCTTTCGCTACAACTTCTGCCACATTTAGCAATTCATCTACACTAGGCACTTTATACACCTCCTCTTATGTTTGTTCTATATATGCCCTGTTTGTTGTTATTCTTGTTTTATTACTTTTTCCTGTTAGTTCAAAATAAAACATACTTCCATGTGTTACATTTACTGGAACTGTGACTCTATCTTTTATGATTTCATTTGTTTGCTTTCCATCTACATCATAGAAACTTATAACTCTTTTTGTTTCTTTCCACTCTTGATTAAAATGAAATACCAAACACAAATAATTATCAGAACCTCTTACAATGTTTTCAAAGTCACATTGTTTATTTCTTCTTAATAACTGTCCAGTAACATCAAAGTGTAATTCTCTCATTGCTTTCCACCTCGCCTAATTATTCCGCTTGCCACTGTTCTTTCTACTGTTTCGTCATGTTCTATATTCAATGGTTCTGAATCATATGTTGCAAATACTGGCTCTCTTTCTTCTATGATTGCCATACATAATTCTATACCATTATATATTCCACAACTATAATCATCACCAATGCTTTGTGCTTGCATTCCTTTTAACTGTTTTATACTGTTCTTAATTGTTTTTAATTTCTTCCAACTTCTCAACATTCTTAGCACCTCCTATGAGCTTCTATTCGCCACCTATAAGCCACTTTATTTCTTTAGCCTATAAATACTAGCCTGCTTTACTATTTGTCTTTATTTGCTTGACATCGGCTACTGTATACTGGTCTAACGCATACCATAAGGCGCTCATGCAATGTGAATCGATATTGAATTCATCATATATTACATTTCCCTTTGAATCCTTGGCATACGTTAAGTCTTTTAGTTCCCTTATTGTATTCCTACATTTTGGTGAACATACTATTTTCTTAAATCTCTTTACCTTCTTTGTGTTCTGCAACCTACTTCCCGGGTATTTTCTACATGCATACATGTTGAATCCCTCTTGCCTATAGTACTGTATATCTTTTGGTGATGCGCTATCTGCAAATATAGGCTTCTTACAATTCTCTGCTCTTTGTTTTGCTTTCCTTACTCCATCTAATAAAATAAACTTATTGTCCGTCATATGGTTTCTGTATACTTCATCATAAATGTAAAGTATTTTGTTTTTATCATCTACTGCACAGCTAATTAGTGCATTATAACTTGTTTCAAAACCAAAATCCAAACCGAAGAAATGATATTTACTTGGTATGTTTGCTATTGTATTTGTAAATTGTTTTGCATTTGTCGCAATAGTAAATTGTGGTAGAACTCTTGTTCCACTTGCTCCGAATCTTCCCCACCTTGCTACCGTCCATAAGTGTGGGTCATTAATCTTTAAACTATCAAGACGCTTTATATATGACACTGGCAAGAAAGGATTATCGTCTGCAATACTATGATGATAATATACTCCATTCTTTTTATTTACTAATGTTCTTCTTTTGTATATCTCCTGTTCTTCCTGTATTACGTGTTCTTTTCCTTTATCATCTGTATGAACAAAAAATGTGTTATACACCCAATTTTCTTTCCCTGCCGGATTTGTTGTCATAATAAAGTGTAGTGACATTTTAGGCTCTCTGATACGTCCTAGAAGCTCTGTATAAGCATCATAACGTATTTCGCTACACTCTTCCATCCAAACGATAGAAACACCATGTATGGACTTTATTTTCTCTACATTGTCCATTCCTCTAAATATGATTCTACTACCATTTGAAAATCTTACTTCCATTGGTGACATAACCGCTACAGCCTTTCCATTCTTAGGCAAGTGCTGATTAGGTAATGATTCATCACTTAACATGTTCATCTTTTCTAGTATTTCTTTAAATAATGCAAAACATGATTCTTTTATTGTTCCATATACTTGTCTTACTACAAGGCATGTTCTTCTTTCTTCTAATAGTTTTAATATGATTTTAAGTGCTACATGGTAACTCTTACCACTACCATATCCACCGAATAAAAGGTATTGTTCATAATTCCAATCTGTTAAAAAAGTGGAGAATCTTTTCGAAACATCAATATTAACATCCATGCTTCTTCTCTCCTTTTTGTTTTAATTTGTTTGTAATAGCAGAAAAGGACAGATACATCACTGTGCATCTGCCTTTCTGTTTGAATTAATTATACCATATTATATTTTATACGTCAATGCTTTACTTAGATATTTTAGATAAAATATCTCCAAGATTATTAACTACTTTATCCATTGTTTTAAACAGCTCTTCATATGATTCACCATACACTTCTTTCATGCATTCATCCCTGTGATTAATCAGATTCTCAAGTGTTGCATTTTTCATTTTCAAATCTTCATCTTTAATTTCAATCATACATATCACTGAACCGATTGCATTCATAATTGTTGCTTGACTTTCAAGAATAATATCAAGTTTGTTTTCTACTTTTTCAATTCTCTCCTCAACTGTTTTCTCATTTACTCTTTCTTTTCTTTCTTCCATTGTTTTGTATTTCCTTTCTGAAATAGATGTTTATTTGTTTTCTTTTAGACTTTACTGCCTAATGGACTATATAGGAATCGAACCTATTACTCTTCGCTTATGAGGCGACTGTTCTACCAATGAACTAATAGTCCTTATGTGTTGCTTTCATGCGCTTGAACACTACTCACAACACTTTAGCAAGAAAAGAAATTTGGTATGCACACTGTAAAGGTGTGCAACTACCTAGGTTGGATTCGAACCAACGAATGCAGGAGTCAAATTCCTGTGCCTTACCACTTGGCTACTAGGCAATGTGTAGGCTGTAAAAGGATGGGGGTACTCTACAACCTACGAACTACAATAGATTAAGAAAAATACCCTCAAAGCATCATACCTGTGTTTTAATGACTTTAACCACCTGTCATATAATCCTATGCTTCTAATAAACAACCACTTGCGAAGAACACTTCTCTTGTATCCCAATCATGAATCTTTGTTCTTTTTGGCTCTTCTCTTATTTCATTGTATTTTCCATACTTCTGAATTTCAACATATGTTAAAAACTTTGCTGTTCTTTTTTATTACTTCAAACACTAACACATCATTTTCTGTATATGTTTTTCCTACTTCAAATTTTCTTTTTCCCATTTCTGTTCTCCTTATTTGTTTGCTTTCTTTAACTGTCTTTATTATATCATTTGTTTTTTGTTTTGTCAACAACTATTTTAAATTATGCAAATACTTTTTTAGGACTTTCTCTAAAATGTTCCTCTGCATACTCCTTTGCTGTTTTTAATGTTTTAGTTTCTGAATACTTTGCTCCATTTATATACAAATAATACTTTCCTGTTACTGGTTCTTTTTCAATAACATATTCGTTACTTGATATCCATAACTTATCAACTATTCTTTCTGCTTCCCATAAACCATCAATTCTTTTGTCTTTCTTAAATTTCATCATTTTTATTTTCTCCTTGTTTGTTTACTTTATTTTTGTTTTCCTTATCTTTGATTATATTATAACACAACAAAACAAAAAGTCAATAACTATTTATAATAATATTTATATATTTATATAATAAAATAAGCACGTATATTTCAACGTGCTAACAACATAAAACATTTATGCTATTTTTGTGAACTCTATAAATGGTTCTCCACCATTTCCTGTTCTTTTACCAATACCATTGCCACCTATTTTAAAATCATTTACGTTCCTAAACTCTATATCATGTTCTATACACCATTCTTTTATATCATTTTCTATCGGATATAACACGTTTCCAACATTGAGCAAACAAACGCCTCCAACTTTCAGCGACTTATATATTTTATCAAGCATAACATATAAAAACGACTGTTTCCACTCTGCATAGCTTGCATACCTTTTATAACTTTGTTCACTATCATCAGAGTAATGTTCTGTATCATAGTACGGTGGAGAAGTAAAACAAAAATCAATACTGTTTTCTTTTATATTCAAATCTTCAAACGGAACATTTTTATATTTAAAATTTTTACCAAGTCCCAAGAAGTCTTTAAGTTCCAACAAACCGTTATACGTTTTTTTACTAGGGTCTGTTGCAAGATATTTTATATTCTTAAACATGCATGAAGCAAGTCCTATCGTTCTTCCACCCCAGCCAGCACAAGGGTCTAGTATAGTATAACCATCTTTGCAATATGTTCTGTAAATGTCTCTTGCAAGATACGGTTGAAACTCATTAACGTACTGCACACCACCACAGCCAAGACTAACAAACTTAAAATAATTATGTTTTGTCACAAATTTATTTTGTACTTTAATCATAAACCGAAACAACTGTTTTTTATATGTTCCATTTTTATTCAATGCTTGATAAATTGATTGCTCATTCTTCTTTGTTCCTGTAGCCAATCTGTGCGGATTAAACAATAACGATATATTATAGCCATCATTATAACCTTGGCACAATCTATTGAATTGGTACATTGCAGTTGGCTTGTCAATTATACTTGAAACAAACTGTTTAAGACTTTTAAACGGTGTAAAATCATCAAGAGCCTGTTTTATGATTTGTTCATCAGAAAAATATTTTATCGTATCGTCTTTTACTTCAACCTCTATTTCACCATCTTCTGTTAAATCAACATCTTCATCAAACCCAAACAAATTCATGTCTATATCTTCTTCTAGATTTTCCAGTTCTTCATCAAGTAAACTATAATCCCATTCACTCTCATTTAGTTTGTTATCTACTAGCCTATATGCTTTTATTTGTTCTTCTGTTAAATCTTCCAAACAAACTGTAGGTACTTGTTTTAACCCGGCTTTCTTTGCTCCTAATATTCTTCCATGTCCAGCTACTACACTATTATGTTTATCTATTATTACTGGCTGTGTAAAACCAAACTCTTTAATGCTGTTTGCTATTTGTTCTACTTGTTCTTTACTGTGTTTCTTTGCGTTCTTCTTATATGGTTTTAGTTCTTTTATTGGTTTATAAACAATGTTTAGTTCTTCCATGTTCTCCTATCCTTTCTTATGTTTTACTATATATATGTTCTATATATCTTTGTTATGCTTACCTTTGTTTTGTTATGCGTTTGTTCTATGTTTTACTATATAGCTTTTTATTATGCACATGGTGTTCTGTTTAATATAATAGCTTGCCCATGTATTTTACACTTTTAACCTTACAATTTTTTAATGATAGTAACATTATGCTTTTATGTTTTGCTTCGTGTATGTTTTCTGCATAGCATATTGTTTTATTTGTTTGTTCTGTTTCCTTACCAAAATCATCTAGCTTTGTATATATTACTAAATACTTACTTTGTTTTTCTTCATCCATTTGCATATTTAGTTTTTCTAGCTCTTCTAGTTCTTCTTTTGCTTTTAAATATGTTTTATTAGCAATACCCATTTAAACCTCCTATCTGCCTTTTCTAGCTGTTTTATTTATATGTGCCTATACTTTATAGGGTATGTGATTTAAAACGCTTATATAGGCTTATTTACCACCATATACTTCATTTCCCCATTCTTCCTCTTCGCTTTCTTCTTCAAGCCAGTCTGTTCCATTTTCTGCATCCCATATTTCTTCATCATCCTGTTTGTTTGGTTCATACACATCACCCTGTGTTATTAGGTTGATTGTTACTTCATTCTGTACTTTGCCTGTTTGTTTGAACATATCTAACTTATCCATCATTGAAACAATTTCTTTAATTGCCGCCACATCGCCTGTTAAGCCTTTTTTGAATAGTGCTACCATTAATAAGTTTTGGTTTGTTAATTCGCCACTTTTGAAACCCATATGCATTAAAACTTGTTTTTGTTTTTGTGTTGTTATATCCATTGTTAGTAATGCTTTCATGGCTTGCTGTAATGCCATTTTTTCTTCACGTTTCTTTTTTCTTGCTTCAACACCTAGCTGTCCAATCCTTTTTCTTTCTTCCGGTGTTCTCTCATTCATTGGAATTAAGTTTTCTACTCCATTACGCAATACTTTTGGAGACTTCTTATTTGTTGCCATTTGTTTCTGTTCACACTCCTTTTACTTTTTGTTCCATAATATCAAATAAGGCAAGGAAGTATGCTTTGTTTCGCTTCTCCCTCACCAATATTTCTTTTATATAAAAACAGTGAACATATAAAACTATCGAGTATACGTGGACTTTTTTGTGTATATGAACGAAATTATTTTATAAGTACAAGCATGGCTTTTTATTGTTTTGTTTTATACATCCACTGTTTTTATCCTTTTATATTTTGGCTAACATTTATGGCTGTTACTTATATGTTTCTATCCTAAAACATTTCCTTAGTTCCATTTTATTATAGCATGTTACTATCTATTTGTCAATGTATTTTATTAAATAAATTATACTTTTTTTTACCTTTGTTTCCTTTGTTTGTTTTGCCTAAAAAGTAAATCCCTTTCTTTCTTGGCTTTTATTCTTTCCGCTTTCGCCTTTTCATTTGCTTCATAGTATTCTAAATACTTTGCGCACATTTCATGGCAATGTAATATTCTTTCTTTGCAATCCTTACATGGACTGTGTAACATCATATCAACCCTTTTCTCCTTAAATAGTCTTCTACATCACATAAATATAATATTGCTTCCTGTGTATCCTGTTCCTTTATACTTACTATTCCATCTGTGTCTTTTACTGTGTATCTATATTCTGATAACGGGAATCCCTCTTTTGTTTCATTCTTTAGCTTTCGCTTTACTTTTGTTATAAAATTTAATATGAATACTACAACCAATGTTATCACAATGCTTTCTAATGCCCCTATATGGCTTTTTATCAGCACATATGGAAGTAATATATAAATAATACATACAAGTTCTTCAAAATGCCCTACAAGCCAATTACGAGCCTGTACAATAGTTTCCTTTGTAGAGCTTGCTACTGCCTCAAATAGTTTACTCATAATACCTTGCCTTTCAATCCCATTTTTAATGTTTCTAATTTTGTTTCAAGCCTTTTTCTATATGGTGGAGTTTTGCATACTTCACATCTGTATTTATTTTCTTTGTTAAAAAACGCACCGGCAAACTCTTTACATATTTCACAGTTATGTTCAAACACTTCTTTTTCATCTGCCATAACATATACTTCTAATTCTACACAACCAATTCCACTACTTTCATTTTTCTTTATATTGTAGCTTATGTTTTTTGAATTATTCTTTGCTACAATGTTTGTTGATATCCATTTACAACATTCAAGGTATGCCTGTTTCATTGTTTTAGCTTTGAACTCTTTACTTATAATCTTTTCTGCTATTAACATGGCTTTAATCCTCCGATAACTCTTGCTTTGCTTCTACTGCACTTCTATCTGCAAGCTCATTTAGTGGGTCTCCATTATGTCCTTTTATGTGTACCATGTTTATCACCATTTTCTTTTCATACACTAACTTGAACATCTTTTCCCATATGTGTTTATTTTTCACTGGCTTATCCTCTTTTGTTTTCCATCCATTTTTATACCAGTTTAAAAGCCACCCTTTTGTTATAGCATTCACAACATACGCACTATCACAATATACTGTCACCTTTTTTGCTTTACTCTTAAAGGCTTTTACTAATGCCATATATACCCCTGTTAATTCCATTTCATTGTTTGTTGTGTTTCGTTTGTTCCCTTTTGTTACACTTGTTTTGAATCCGCTGTCACATTTTACAAGTTCAACATAGCTCCATCCACCTATACCGGGGTTTCCACTACAAGCACCATCTGTATAAAATATCAATTCTTTCATTCATTTGTTCCTTTCTTTGCATCTGCTTTAATGTCTGCATATAATTTCACAATAATCTTTGCAACTAACTCCCACAATGTTTTACCATACACTGTTCCAATCCAATCATGTTTTTCTCTTACTTTTATGCAACAGCATGAATAGAATACAAACTTTCTTGTTTCATTAAGCTGTTCATAATATGGCATAAAGCTCTGTGTTCTGTAGTTATATCTTATACAAATTCCTTGCATTGCTTTTTCTAATATTTCAAGTGGTGCAATCTCTGTTTTTGTATAGTTTTGTTTTTCAAGCATCTTTGCAACTGGTTTTACTTTCCAAAGAAAATTGTTTAACGTTTTTATGTTCTCCTGTTTTGTGCAATCTAAGTTTAAAATCTCTTCTGTTTTCATTGTTTTATTCCTCTTAATTAAAAAAGGCAAGAAATAGAACACTTCCTACCTCCTGCCTTTTATCAACATCTATGCAACGTTTGTTTTATTTATTTGTTTGTTTTAGATTTCCCAGTCATCATCTTCATCATCCTCTGCTTCTTCTGCTTCGGACTCTACATCAGCGGCTTTCAAAAGTTTAACATATGCATCTGCTTTCATCTTTGTTTTTGCTTTGATGCCACGTTCTTTACACATTTTGAAAAGCTCCATTGCTGTTTTACCCTCATACGGGTCTTTCTCTTCATCATCCTCTGTATCCCAATCATCATCTTCATCAACTGGCTCTTCTTCTTTCTTAGCCTGTTTCTTAGATGTTGCTTTAGCTTTCTTTGTTTCTTTCTTAGGCTCTTCCTCGTCAAGTTCACCTCTGTCAAACTTTTCAAGAAGTTCAATCAGTGCATCTTTCTTTCTTGATTTACACTTAGAAGAGATTCCTCTTGCACAACACAACTTGTAAAGGTTTGCACCTGTCATATCAGTGTAGTCAAGTTCATCGTCCTCTACTTCTGTTTCAGCTTCTTTTGTTTCCTCTTCTACTTCTGTTTCAACTTCCACACCATCTTTAAGTCCTGTCTCAAGAACTCTTGCTGTTACCTTTGGAAGTGCTTTAAGAATTACAAGAATCTTATCTCCCGCAACTGCTACCTCTCTTGTAAGCATTGGATAACGTGAACCAATCTCACAGATGTTTTCTTTGTTCTTTCCCTCAATAATTTCTTTTGCCGCTTCATAGGCTGTCCAATTCTTTGCCATCTTTCATTCTCCTTTTTTCTCTTTGATTTTGTCTTGTTTGATTTGCTTTGTTTACTCTTAAATATTAACATACTGTTTATGTTTTGTCAACAGTTATTTAAACTTTTTATTTGCTTTCTTCTTCGGACTGTGTTCTAACATCAATGAAAGGGTCTACAAGTCCAACAGCTTCACACGCTTCAAGAACACAATCTGCTAAAGCAATTAGACCATCTTCATCAAGGATTCCTAAACTGCCTTTAAGAAATACCTTTGTTTCTTTTCCATCTTCTTCTGTTACAAGCTGTTCTGCAACACTATAACCTACTTTGTTTGTTTCACTATTGTATGCTTCTGAAATCACAACATTTCTTCTGTCCTTAAAACGCTTTGAGGAAAGTTCTCTGAACGTTAGTCTTCCCATTCTTCTCCACCTCCCTCTTCTCCATTATCTGGAAGTTCTAATACTGCCATAAATTTAAGCATAATATATTCTTCATCAACCAATGAACAAATGTTATCTAAATTTACATTTTCCACAAGTGACTTAAATGGTATTGTTGCATTTCCATCTTTGTCAAAGTTAATTGCTCCAATAGTAAACATACCTAAATTTACTGCTCTACTTGTAGCTCCTTTTGCATGTAAAGTAATGTCATTGTTTAATCCCTGTAATAACTCTACACTTGTTAAGATTTCATCATATCGGAGTTTAAACTTAACTTGTACTGTTTTGTTTTTTCCAATAGTTAAACCCTCAAAAGTTGCTATCCCTTTTTGTTGTAACTTTCTTTCCACTGTTTTGTTTTTCTCCTTTCTGTTCTAAACTTCTGTTCTTGTTTTCTTCTTTCTTGTTCTTTTTGTTTGAAATAGTTATTTCTAGCATTTATGTTATGTTTTACTTTATTAACATCTATAACATCAATACTTTGTTTTATATTACTATTTCTCTGTGTTGAGTTAGAATCTAAGCTGTTTAACTTATCTGTGTTGTGCATGAAGCTAACAGCTTCAGAACCCCCTCTTTCTTTCTCCCCCTTATAATACTCTTCTTCACTTTGGTTGTCAATACCCTTTTTGCAGATTTTATATTTTTTTAAGAATTCTTCATCTTCTTCTGCAAGCTTATTTATTACATCACGCTCTATAAGCTCCCTATATGCCTGTATATCCTCTTCTTTTATTGCGACCCATACTTCATCCCTGTTAATGAACTGAAAGGCAAATAGGGGTATTTTATGCGCTTCTAATGCATGGTGTTCTAATACATGTAATACACTTTGCTTAATACTGAAACTTTCATGGTCTGTGCTTTTAAGCTCACAAAGGAAATTCTCGCTCTCTCCATCACATTTTTCTATCCATCCAGCACCACTGTTTCTTGTAGGTTTTAAACCTAGCCTGTGCATTACTTCCGCTTCATTCTTTCTATACCACTTTGTACTACGTTTATTCATTTGTTTTATCCTTTTCCCAACTTGCTACTACTTCCAAAACATCTACAATTTCCTGTGCTGTTATGATATCAATACCAACATGCTTTGTTCCACAATTTCTACACTTTTCAATTTTTTCTTTTACTTTATTTGCAAACTCCTGTACATCATATTCTTTTTCAATCTTCATCTGTTTCTCCATCCTGTTCTTTTAGTTTTTGTTTTGTTAATGCTTCAAGGTACTTGATATATCCTAATCCAAGTCTACGTGTGCTTTTACTTCTGTAATTCTTTCTTGCCTCATGTAATTCCTGTGTCCCAAACAAGTCACGGAACTTAGTTTCTGTTTGTACTATAACATAACTGCAATTATCTTTTCCATTTAACATTTAATCTTTATACCTCCATTCTAAAAAATATAATCTTCTTAAAATAGCATTTCTAAGATTTATACGTGCAACTTTATTGAGCTTTTTAATACATTTCGCCATGTATTTTCTTAAATCATTTATTTCTGCTTCTGTGATATTATATTCTTCATACTTCATTTTCTTCATTTCCCCATTCTAAGTGTGCTACTATATACATCTTCTTTATAATATCTTTTCTAAGACTTGTATATGCCTCTAGGCTGAACTTTTCTTTTCCATCAATACATTTTGCTATACGACTAATTAAATAGTCTATTTTATCTGATATGGTATAATAATCACCACACTGAGAACTGCTATTTCTCCATTTTCCTATAGGACAACAAAGACAAACACACTTAAACGCACTTGCCATTCCAAACTCAACTTGTATTTTATGTTCTACATGCGAAATATAGCAAGCGGCACAATCATTACTCATTAATAAATTGTTCTTCTCCTGTTCTGTTATCTTTCCACTAACAAATAGATTAAATAATGCTGCTGTTTTTAATTTTACAATACTTAATGTTTTTATTTGTTCTCGGTTTACTCTATAATATTCAATGTCTCTAATTTCTCTTGTCCTAGCCGCAAATACTTTTATTATTTCTTCCCAAAGCATTATATGTATTTCATTGTACCTTTTTAATATGTTTTGTTCCATGTTTGTTTTACCTACCTATTGTACTTTTGTTATTTCTCCTACACATTCACTAACATATTTACAACCTAAACAACTAAAGAACTGGCATTCTCTACCACAGTCTTTATGTTTACGTGCTAAACAATTACCATTCCTACATTCCCATTTCAAACAAGGAAGATTATTATGCCTTTTTAATAAAATATTTATTGCGCCTTTTATTCTTTCCTGTTCTATGCCTTTCTGTGATTGTTGTTTATTTACCATTTGTTTCACTTCCTACTTCTTCCATATACCATCATTTACTGTCCAGTGCCTTATTTCTCCATCCCACCATTTTGTTATGCATTTCTTTTTATTTCCTGTTGTGATATATGCATTGTCTTTTAACATTTGTTCTAAATCAAAATCAAACAAGAAATGCTCTACCGGATTTTTTTGAGCCACATATCCTCTAATTGCACATACTCTTTGCAATGAATATTCTCTTGTCATTATTTTTTCATACTCTTCATGGGTCAGCTCATTCAATTCTCCACTATACCAAATTAAAATCCCATGAGCATTTACTCTTGGCTTCTTTACTTTACTTTGTCTCCTTTTATTCTCTCTTCTTTTTAGCTGCTCTTTTGTTAGTTCATAATCTCTTTTCAATGTTGAACAATTTCCTCTCACACGTCCAATTCTTTGAAACGTATTACGATTTTTATCATCATACTCCTTCTTTTTCTTTCGAACAACTTCTATATTGGCTTTATAATACGCTCTACTACGTGCTTTCTGTTTTTCACTATTGTTATAATAATATTTTGTTTGGCTAATTTTACTGCACTCTCTGCACTGGTCAGAAACACCGTCACTTCTTGTTCTATTTTTATTAAACATTTCTATAGGCAATTCCCTTTTACATTTAGAACATACCTTTGTTCCTTTTTCAAAATCTGCTTTCATTTTGTTTTCCTATTCACCTTTTATAATTTGTTTTGCTAGTTTACCAATGAACTGTTTGTCCATTCCATTCAGCCGACTAAACAAATCAAATCCTGTTGTCCCATCAAAATCATAGAAAACATATCCATACTGTGTATTTATTCTAATTGTTTTCTGTGAATATTCTTTTTGTTCTCTCACTAACTGTTGCGCCACTTCATCAAACTTTTTATCACTCCATTTAGGACTATCCTCTTCATAGTACAAATAACTATGTATTAAAACAACTCTTTGGAGGAAATCTATTTTTAATTTATCTGTCCAATATACTGGGAAAATATACATTTATTCCACCTCTATCACATACATTTTTTTATCTAAATCAAACGATATACCTTTTATAAATTTTACTTTTATACCGTCCAATACACTTAACGACATATCAATAGCTTTTACTCTTTTGCCTGTTGAAAATTCAACTAACACTTGGTCATAATTTCCATACATAAAACCAGCTATAAATTGTGTTAATGTATCTATTTCAATTTCTTTACACATTACTCTATACCCTCCTGTTCCACTCTTCTATTACTTGTTCAACAGAATTTGTAGCTATTAATTCTTGTGACACTCCTTTTTGATAAATCTTATCTACTTTTGAAGAAGTTCTAACTCCACATGATAAACATATAACATGTACACCATTTTCTACAAATAAAACTGCTTTACCTCCACAAAACGGACAAGGCTTTAATACTGAATTAATACTTTCCATTTGTTATACCTCCTTTGTTATTATATTTTCTTCTAATCTGTTTTAATCTCCCTATTTGTTTTATATCACTGTTATCTTGTTTACAAATAATACTATAATACATTTGTTATTATATGTCAATAACTATTTTAAAAATAAACAATAACTATTTTAACTTTTATAAATATAAGCTGTATAGCTTTATAAAGAAAAATATATATAAATATATATACAAAAAGAAAAATTGTTCTTTAAAAATTTATTTGTTTTATTCCTCTTCGTTTGCAATCTTGTTTAAATGTTATATTATTCTTCTTTAAATATTCTCTTACGTTATAAACTGTTTCCTTTTAACCTTAAAATATTACATTCCATTATATGACCCTCCTATTTAACGATTTAAGACACTTTATGCCTTTAGCCTATACTTTTATTACTGAACTATATAAACACGCTAGAAACTTAAAATACAAGCTCTAAAGGTATAATAAAAGGTAGCTTTTTAGGCTACCTTAAACTCTTCCCTAAATACTTTCATGTATTTGTTATTACAAAGTCTGTATTTATTAAATGTATTAATTGTATCAGCTCCCAACCCTTTAAATACTGCAATCTCTAACAATGTATTAATATCAATTCCAGCTTTCTCAAGTTTTGTTACTGCCATAATACATCTATAACTAAATGTTGCTCTGATTCCATTTGTTCTAGCCTGTGTTCTGAGTTCTTCGATAAAATCAACAAGCTCTGTGTTTCCCTTTGCAAGGTTAAGTTCTATTCTTCTATCATAATCAAACTTAATTGTAACAAATCTATCAAGTGTTGCTTGGTCAAGAACAAGTCTTCCTGTGTACATTTCATCAGCACCACTTCCAACAGTATTTCCAGCCGCTACAACTCTAAAGTTTTCATTTGCTTCTACCCTACCAGTTGGAAACTCAAAATACCTATTAGCAAGTGCCGCATTGAGTAATACTAATACTTCTGGAATACTTGCATCCATTTCATCAAGGAAGAATAAACCGCCTTTTGTAAACGCTTTATAAAACTCTGTTTCATGGTAAACACCACCAGCATCAATGAATCCTGTGATTTTATATTCTTGCTGTACACTGTTTGTGAAATAGAAATCCAAACCTAAATCCCATGCAATCTGTTCAAGTGTAAAGTTCTTTCCTGTTCCTGCATCCCCTACAAGGTAAACAGCTTCATTCTGTTCAATACAAGTTTTAATTAAATTATATTTCTCATGTCTGATTTCTTTTTCTTCTTCCACTAAAGAAATTTCTTTTACTGGTTCTTCCTTTTTAGGTTTTACTACTGGGTGAATAAGCTCCACAGAAGTTTTATTTGTTTTACTTTTTCTTCCTTGTGTTTTAAGTTCGTTTGTTGTTCTGTTTTCTGAACGGAAATTTTCCGGCTCTTTATACTGTGTACCATTTCCATTTTCATCAAACGTGTAATAATAGAAGATGCCTTGAATCTCAAAAACATAAATGCCATTCTTCTGCATTTCCCTAATTTCTTTGGTATGTTTTCTGAATGTTCTTTTCAATGTTACAAAACCAAAATCTGTTTTTGTTATACACTCCACATGCATATCATCAATCTTTGTTACACTTTCAAATGTTCTTCCTATCATCGCTTTGTTCTCCTTATTTGTTTTCTGACTTATTTATTTATTCCTTACATCTATTATAATATACCAAACAAACAAATAAGTCAATAGTTTTGTTTTAATTTATTTTGTATTTTTCAATGTTTGTTATCTCTTCTTCTCTAACATTTCTTGGAACATAATATTCACCTTTGTATAAATGTTTTACTTCTTCCCAGTTTGTACACCATCCATATCCCTCACCGAAGTTTTTGCAATCTTCCAATCTTTCAATTAATGCAAATACTATTCTTCTAAACATACTTGGATGCGCTAACGGAAATGCAAGCTGTTTTAAATTCATACGCTGTGAACTGTCTTTCACTTTTATTCTAATATCAACATATCCATTGTGTCTTGCATTTCTTGAAACAAAACTAACAAATACATTACAACGCACTCCCTGTTTTTCTAATTTGTCTACAGCCTGTAAGAACTTTACACTTTCACGCATCATTGTTTCCTTTGTTACCATTCCACTATAACCAAAATCTTTTGTTATATTCACAACTTTCTGTTTTTGCACTACCCTTTTGTTATTAATCATATTTGTTGGAATACCTTGTAAATATCTTGGAACACTACATTGAAATCCAGCAATATCATAAAATGCTTTGTTTCTGTACCCATTGTTATTCACATTAACTTTAGCATCCAATTTGCTTTTTAACTGTTTTGTTCCATCTTCCCAACCATGAAACAACAGCTCTCTTGCTTCCTCCATTGTATGCGTTCCTCTAAAATAATAATTAATATCATCTGATTTATGATACTTTTGATACAACAATGTTCTTTCTGTTGTATCAATATAATTAACCACATCTGCTATTGAATTAAAACTAATATTTATATCATTGTTTGTTTCTGTTCTTTTCATTTTTATTTTCTCCTTGTTTGTTTTCTCTTATTTACAATTATTATATTACACTATTTGTTTTATTTTGTCAATAACATTTTTGAAACACATTCATCCATATGGATACAACAAGAACAGTTATAATAACAGCACCATTTACAAGGCTCTTTGTCGCACCTTTTGACTAATGCTTCTCCACATTGCCACTCAATACAAGGTCTATTTTTATTCACAGCGATTAATTTATTGAATCCTTTGATGTAATCATTTATTTCTTTTTCTGTTTTTAATTCCATATATATCACTCCTATTTTGTATGCTTCCTAATTTGCTTCTGATAACAATATAACACAAACAATATAATATGTCAAATGTAAATTGTGTATTTTATAAAACAAAAAAGGAACGCTTTTTATACGTTCCCTAGAATGTTTCTTCTTTTAGTTTCTGTTTTGTTTTAGGAATGAATCCATACATTGCAATACAATAACTATCTGCTAAATCATCATTTATTGTACACGGTACTTTCTCAGCTCCTATTTTAACGTTTATAACGCCTTTCTTACCCCTACCCTTATATTCCTCTGCTATGTACTTTAAAAGTCCTCTATCCCTCAAATATAAGATTGTACGATACTTCTCTGGATTAATTCCATATGGATTTTGTAAAGGCTTACTATCACCCACTATTTGACTTTTCCAACTACGTGTGTCTACTGAATAAACTGGTACATTATATAACTTCGCTACATCTATGATTGTTGCTATTAATGCTCCTGTTGATTTAATATATGCTTCTGACAAGAAACCTTGAGAGCGCAATCTAATTCTTTCTGTTATGATAATTACATTGTTTTGTTCTATCTGTTTCTTTAGTCTACGCTTAAATATTGTTTCAAGATATGTATAAATTGCTAATCGTTTTTCTGTGTTGTTTTTGCATTCTTCAAAGTTGATTGATTTCATTCTTAATATTTTCTTGTCTTGTAATATTGTAATTCCTGTTCTTGTATATGATTGGTCAATTCCTATTACTACCATATTGCCTCCCTAATATATCTTGATTATGAAACAATCTTCGCATTGCCCAAACTTCACTAAACCACATTGGAGTTATCCATATCTTTTCTAAATCATCTGGTAACACTGGCTCTGGTTTGATTAATGAATTGTCATGTATAACATACCCGGCTAATCCATGCAATGATAATTGTATATAACACATATGTACACAAATTATATCAATATCCTGTCCAACAAAATAAACATGGTTCTGATAATTATACTTTTTAAACATTTCCTTACATTGTTCACTTGCACTTATTAATGTCGCACCAGCACCACAAGTCGGGTCATATACATTTGCATATCCTTTTTTATGTACTGTTTTTCCTAATTCTTTTCGGTCGAATGTAAGTTTTGACATTACTTCGCAAACATTGTATGGTGTAAAGAATTGCCCCGCATTTTTGTTATGTATTTGTAACATCATGTAGAGTTCACCTAACAAATCTTGGTTCGGTCTTTCTTCCAACTCTTCTACGATTAATGCAAACATTTGCGGAAATAATTTCTGTTCATTTTTTGAATAACTATTAATAATTCTTAAATATTCTTTTTCCCTTTTATCCAATATCTCTTTAAATTGTTTATCTTCGGTCATTGGTAAAATACTTTGGTTTGCTAATGTTATAGCAAATAACGCCATGCAATCAGACCACACTTGATATGTCGACTTTGAACTACATAACTTCTTGAAACCTTTTTCAAATCTCTTTTTATAATTTCTATCATCTGTTTTGTTTTTCATGCTTTTAACCACTCCAAACATTTTTCTTTTGTTGTAAATACTGGATAAATGTCTCGCTGTGTTTTTCTGATGCCAGTATCTATTGTGCTATTAATACATAAAAAGTTTTGTTTATGGCTTTCTATATTTTCCTTTTTATCTGTTACACACTTAATAGGTTTTAAGTTATACAATGTTTCTTCTTTGCGTACTATACATTCTTTTACAATACATTTTAGAACAACATTCTTTTTTGCCTTTTCCCTTTTACTTACAAATACAAGAAAGCATTCTTGCTCCGGTAAAAGCCTTAAATATGTTTTGTGTACATTTTGCATTCCTTTGCACTCCTTTGTTTCACACTCCATGCAATCAAGATAGGTTACATGGAGTGCATATGCTTTACAATATTTTGCCATTAATTAGATAGCCTTTCTTTCGCCTTTCCGTAGCATACATCTTTCATGTTACATTCTTCTGCCATCTTACAATTATACCCTGTACATTTCTTGTGCCTTTTTACAAGTTTGTTTTGTTCTAATAGCTTTGTTTTACTTTCCTGTATTCTTTCTAATCTTCCAATGTACTGTGCTATTTCACTTGGATTATATTCATAATGGTATACTTTAAATTCTTGTGTATTTTTATCATCACACAAAACTATTCCATGGTGTATCCCTGTTAAATACATATAAAGCTGGCATTGTTTTCTACCACTTGCATGATACTTTTGTTTTTTGAATGTAAATGTATTTACACTTTTGATTTCGACTATATATGGAATCTTTTTAACACTTTCATCATATACGCTTTCAAGCTTGTAATCGGCTGGTATTTCGCATATTATATCGGGGGTATAGGATAAGTCAAACTCTTCTGCAAAGCGGCTATAATCACAATCTAGGGGCTTACACAAGCCACCCCTAATAAATAGCCTTTGCCACTTCTCATGTATTGCATCACCCTCACTGAATATTCTCCTTAAACCTACTGGAACTTGCTCGCCTTGTAGCTGTTTATAAAATAATGATAATACTTGCTGTCGTATACAAAACTTATCATCTGATACAATTACTGCACTGGCATGTAATCCTTTTCTTTCTGTTGTTTCTGCACCCCTTGTCATTACACTCTTAAGGAATTTAAGTTCTTTCGGAATGTCCTTATCTAAGTAAAATAAACCATTTAACATTTGTTCTATTTCTTTTTCTTGCGTACTTTGTACCTTTGTAAATGTTTTGTCTGCATCCTTTTTAATATCGTCTATGATTCCCATTTTATTCTCCTTGTTCTGAAATAGATAATATGTTTGTTTGTTTCAAACCAGTGGTTGTACAAAACCTTGTTCTTGCTTGCTTTTCTGTCTCAGCATAACAGAAGAATTTATGTTCTATACTTCCACCATTTGTATAAGTTCGCTTAAATACTATACAATAAAATATCACTCTAACATTTCCTTGTACTTTTTCTTATGTTCATCCATGATTTCTTTTCTAACAGAATCAAGGTCTGCAAAATCAACAAAACCGCGTTCATAGAATAATGGGATTTCACAGCTCTGCATTGGTGGGTTTACTTTTGACTTAACAACTTTTACTTTCATAATCATTCCAATTCTTTCTTTTGTTTCTGTGTTGAATGGGTTATGGTTAGGGATTTCAATATACCCTTTTCTTGCTACTTGAATTTTAAGTGAAGCCGCATGTGATAATTTATGACCACCAGGAGTTTTAATGTTGTCTCCGAAAGGTAATGCATTCATTTTATCACGAATCTGATTAATAAACACAACTGTCGTTCCTGTTTGTTCAATGATATACTCTAATGTTGGTAAATACTTATCCATGAGCCTTGCTACACCACCGATTCGCATTTCTTGTTCACTGTCTGTATTTACCGCCTTTCTAACCTTGTCAATATCATCTTTTGGCTGTAATGATGGCACACTATCAATCATAATTAACGGAATACCCTCTTCCGCAAACCTTATGGCTCTATTAAATGCCTTTTCTCCATATGGTGCTCTATATATAATCATTTGTTTTGGTCTGTTACCGAACAACTTCGCTCTTTCTGTTGATAGCGTTCCCTCCACAGGTTCAACAAGACATAACTCATGCTGGGCGCATAGCTGATATCCTAATGTTGTTTTTCCTGCACTCTCTGCTCCAAAAATTTCAATGATTCTTCCTTTTGGCATTCCACCGCCAATAATATTATCAAGGTCAACAAGCCCTGTACTCCATCTTGGAATGTCCAAATCTGCTGTTTTCTTTCCTAGACTGTAAACACTTCCCTTTTCCTTTTTGTCAATCTCTGCAATCAATTTTAAAATTCCATCTTTATTAGTTGCTTTTGCCATATTCTTTTAATGCTCCTTTTACTAATTCTTTTATCGTTTCCGCTTTTTCATCCGGCAGTTTTATCCACTCTTTATCATTTGTTAGGTCTGTATACTTCTCAAGATACCACATTGCTTTCTTCAAATCCTCTAATCTGTTTTTATATTTATGTCTCCACAAATACTTATACGCATTTACAATGCAATAAATTGCTACGTCCATGTCTCCGAATGCTATTCGCATTGTATCTATGCATTCAATGCTTGTTCTTTCTTTGTAGTGGTCTGGATTTATGTTATCATGTTTGTTTGTTTCTGTTCTTTTCATATCTGCTTTCTCCTTTTCAATAGTAGGTGCTTTCGACACTTCCTCTCTCACTTTATTTGTTATTACGTCACAAAAAAATATTGAATTACACTCTCTCCCTTTTGCTGTGCATATTCCATCATTTTCATACTCGCAACCTCCACATCTATCCATTTATTTCACCTCGCCATTAATGTACTATTATATTTTACAACTCTGCTCATATATTTGTTTTTATTAAATTCAAGTGCACCCTGTTCTTTTAATGTTTTAATTACTCCTTTTGTAACACTTCTTCCTTTGCATCTATCATAGAAATCATCATAAGACTTAAATACACCCTTTCTGCGCTCTTCTTCTATGGTTTCTGCGGCTTTTTCTCCAATACCCTTAATAATACTCAACCCTTGCTGTATAACGTCCTCTCCATCCATTTTACGCAATGAAGTTTTAGCTGAATAGTTTACGTGTGGTAACATAACCACAGCACCATCTTTTACTGCAAACTGTGAATATTTAAAGATATCTGCATCATTATCTGCATACTTCATTTTAACATACCAAAACTGTGTTGGGTAATGTACTTTGTAAAACATCTGGTCAATACTTATTAACGCATAGCCAGTGCTATGTCCCTTGTTGAAGCCATAGATTAGCATACTCGCCCATATGCTATTTGTTTGTTCTTTTGTTAATCCCTCTTTTTTACATCCTATAAAGAAATCTTTTTTCATTTGTTCAATGATTGGAATATACTCCGACTTTGTTAAGTTCTCTGCTTTCTTCATAATCTTTAACATATCAAAACTTTGTTGCGCTGTTAAATGTCCAACCTTTTGTGCTACTTCAACTGTTTGCTCTTGGTATAACATTGTTCCATATGTTTCTTGCGTATATTTATAATATGGTGTATTCTTATCTACTTTATCAGAAAGTTTGTTATGTGCATACGTTTCATGCATATGCAACTGTAGTGGTGCTGGCCTGTTTAATGCGTTCACCGCTATAATATCATTTATGCAATCACACTGAATCATATCAAGAATCTTTTTAGGTGCTGACTTTTCCATCTGAAAAATCCCATCTGTTCTTCCATCTCTGAATCCCTCTATAACCTCTTTGCTTTCTTCATCTTCTTCTGTTATTGTATGTCCTGTTTTCTCTCTAAGCTCACGCATTTCTGACATTGTTTTAAGTCCAAGCATATCAAACTTTACACAATTAATATGCTCTAAATCATCTTTATCAAAACAACTGCTTAATGCTCCTGTCTTTCTATCTCTCATGATAATACAAGTATAATCACTTATATCTGTTCCAACCACAGCAACCCCAGCCGAATGTTTTCCAAGGTACTTTATTTTACCATAAAGTTTTGAAAAATGTTTTATAATGTTGTCATACTTTTCATTAAACTCTTCTGTTCTGTATCCATTCAATAAATTACTCATATTCAGCTCATCATCTACTATGAATCCCTTAATATATGACTTAATTTCTGCAATAACTTTTTTATTTTCATCTGCTTCAAACCAATCAACATCTTTTGTTGTTTTTAAGTTACAAACACTTGCCAAATCATTCACAAGATTATCAACTCCATACATACCATAAGAACAAATTTGTATTGCTTTGTTTGGATATTTGTTTATAACATAATCAATTACTTCCTGTCTCCTATCTCGTTCGAAATCTAAATCAATATCCTACCTTAGTCGTTCGTTTCCAAACTATCAAGGCTAGACTATATCTTCCACTATTGTGGCATTCGCACTTCGGAATGGTGCTTATCTCCATTCCTACACTTGTTACTCTCTTCGCAAGCTAGTCGTTACACCTTTCTATACGAACATTTCCATAAACTAGATGTTTATGTAACATTGTTCTTTTAACATTGTAGTGTTTTTCTGCATATTCCACAGCTTCCGTTATACTTAGAAATTCATCTATCAATTTATTTCCAACATACAATTTACATGGTCTATAATTTCTGAATGGTGTATCTTTTCTTCTCTCATATCCATACTTCAAATTGTCTGCTTGCTTACACCATCTAAGATTTTCATAATAGTTGTTCTTTACATTTCCATCTATGTGGTCAACAACTAGCTTTGGTTTGTATCCTTTGCAAAAATATTTTGCTACTGCTCTATGTATTGACAAATGTTTTGTTATATTGTTCTCACATGGCTTTACATACAAATAACCTCCACTTCCAACATAAGGTTTTAATATATTTCCTGTTTTCTCGTTTAAAACATTTCCATATTCATCTATTGAATGGTGGTCAAACTCTTCCATACTTTTAAACATCTAATTCACTTCCTTTCTATATAGACTTGGCACGGTATTCCCTCTATCTCACCGTCACTGGTTTAGGGTTTCTTAGTCAGATTATTCGTCTATGGTCTATGCCCTATTATCTTGTTGTAACATTTCAATAAGGAGTCTTATTTTTCTGATACCGTTAGCATATTATAATAATACACACCATTAAGCAATGTTCACGAATGATGCCCAATTAAGTTTAGGCAATGACTTCTTTTCCTTTCTCATAAATCTACTAAAATCAAGATTATATTTTATGCTGTCTACTTCTGTGATTCCTACTGCATAAGCTACAAGACAATTACAAACAGAGCCTCTTCCCTTTCCTGTTTCAATTCCATTTTCTTTCGCCCATGTTATGTAATCTCTAACAATAAGGAAATAATCTGCAAAACCGTGGTAATTAATTACTTCTAATTCTTCTTTGCATCTTTTCCAATATTCTTTGTTCCACTTGTTTCTGTTTTTCAATCCCTGCTTTGTTAGTGTTTCAAGTTGTTTCGCTCCATCTTCTGATATTTTAGGAAGTTCTAGTTCCAATCCATCTAATATGTTATCTTCGACTTTGTTATATATTTCTTTCATGTTATCTGCAAATCGTTCTGCCATTCCCATTGGTCTTTTGAACTTCTTTTTATAGATGTTTGCAAACCTTTCTGTTATCTCATACTCTGTAGGCATGTACCTTTCACTGTATGTTCTTTTTACATCCAATGTTGTTTTTCCTATTTCATGCATTTTACAATATGTATCGAAATCTTCCTTACTTCCAAAATGTGAGTCACTTGTTAGAATACATTTAATATGTTTTCTTCTTGCCATTCCCATAAGTTCATAATCTGTTCTTTGTTGTGTACCCTGTGCATCTATCTTATATGGCTGTATTTCAACATATAAATCATCTTTGAATATTTCCTTGAACTTATCTAACAAACGCTCTGCTGTGCTTCTATGACCATTTAAAATAGCTTGTGACGTTGCGCTTGCTATACAAGCTGTTGTACATATAAGTCCATCTGAATACTTTTCTAACAACTTAAAATCAACTATTGGTTTGTAATAAAATTGCTTTGTATTTGCTTCTGTCATTATGTGACACAAGTTTTTATACCCCTGTAAGTTTTTAACAAACAAGTTTAAGTGGTACGATTTCCTTTGCGGATTTTTTTTATTAAATTTTGGTTGAAAATATATTTCACATCCCATAACAGGTTTTATTCCAACTTCATTACACGCTTGATAATGTTTTATTAATCCACTAATTGTTCCATGATCGCTTATTCCTAATGCTCTGTAGCCTAATTCCTTTGCGTGTTTTGCAAGATTTATAGACTTTCCAAACCCATCAAATAATGAATACTCCGTGTGCCTGTGTAAATCAAAAAAATTACCCATTCAACAAACGCTCCTTTCCATATTCACACTGTTCTTTGTCTATCTCACTACAAATACATTTTATGTTTCTGTTCTCCATTTTACAAGCGACAGCTGTTGTACACGTTCCTGCAAATGGGTCATACACAGTGCTATTATCTCTAACATACATGTTAAGTAAATTTGCAACCATTTCAATACTAAATGTTGCACCATTATATTCATTCTTTCCATCATTGTTCTTTGCTTCAAAATAATTGAACATATTACTATAAGATGTATATACCTTTCCTTGTATTTCTCTCTTATTTGATTTAAAAGTACAATACCCTTTTTCTCTACATAATACGAATATATATTCGCATATCCTTGTACATTTATTTTTGTTTCTATTGTTTGGCAATGCATTTTTCTTCTTCCAACAAACAATATCCGCAACTTCTAACTGTAAATTAAAACATATATTCAATATAGTTCTTAGCATTTTAGTTGCTGTTGCTCCAGTTTCTACGTTTGTGGCATAACTCATATTTAGTAATATTACACCGTCTTTTTTTAACACAGATAAACAACCACTTAATACATCCTGTAAAAAATCTTCATATTTATTCCAATTTAATGTATCATCATAACATTTATATAATTTCTCTCTATTTTTTAACTGTCTTTGTTTATCACCAGTTCTTCTGCTTCTGCTTATGTTATACGGTGGACTTGTTATCACACAATCAACTTTAATTCCCTTTTGTTTCATATGTTTTATTGTTTTCCTACAATCTTCGCTACGAATTATGTATCTTTTCGTTTCTTTCATTTCCTTACACCTCATATTATAATAAAAGGGTTGAACTATGCCAACCCCAACCATATAACTTTATTTTGTTTTACTCTTCCCAATCATCCTCTTCTTCATCCCAATCGTCAGAATCATTTTCTTCGTCTGCTTCTTCCAAAAGGTCAATGTAATATTCTTTTGACTTCTTCGGTTTACAATCAATGTCACGCTCTTTACACAGCTTATAAAGCTCCTGTGGCTTCATGCTTTCATAGTCATTCGTTTCGTCCTCTTCTTCATCCCAGTCATCTGTTTCTTCGACTTTTGTTTTAGCTTTTGTTTTTGTTTTGTTTGATTTCTTCTTAGGTTCATCCTCTTCATCAAAATCTTCATTGTTATCAGATGGATATGCCTTATCAATGTATTTTAAGATTGCTGAATCAGACAATGGCTTTACTTTGTTATTTCTAAATTTTGCTTTGTCTAACGGAATAACAGAATATGTTGTGTTCTGCCCTTTACCAATTCTTTTAATCTCATAGTCTCTATCAAGAAGCGTTCCATAGTTTTCATACAATGAAGCAAGTGCTGGAACTGGTGAACAGTTATTAACTGCCGCCATTAACAGTTTTACTTCTTTGCTTTCGTAGTCATAGACACTCCAAATGTACATTTTTCGTGTTCTCAGATTTTCATCTTCGCAGTACTCACAAGTTCTGCCAAATTCCTCTTGGCATGGAACGTTTACACCTAAAGCAAAACTATCATGAAACTTGATTTCTAAACCATCTTCCATATCTGTTAAGAAACGAACTCTCGCTTTTGAGTCCTCTTTGAAAAACATAAATTTTCCCTTACTTGTTCCACTTTTTGAAATTTCACTTTTAATGTCTGATAACTTAATTTTTCCCATGTTGTTTCTCCTTTTATTCTTTTGATATGTTTGTTTTATACTCACCGATTTCTACCGCACAAAACTGTTTTGGATTTATGATATAACCGCCAAACTCTATATATGCATTTGCATCTTCAAGGTAACATTGTTTTATAACATTTGCTATATTACTAACTGACTCTTTCACAACTTGTTTTGCCTGTTTTACAAGTTCAGTTAAAAGCATTTCGTCAAAACTTGCTTTATCTTCATCACGCATAAATCCGAATTTTGTTTCATATTCGCTACAAATCAGTTTGTACTCTTCACTTTCTTCATTATACTCTCCATGTACCGTTCTGTCAATCGTTAATTTTTCAAGCGTATCTTTGTGATATAAATTCATTTTACAAGTTACTTTATATTTCAGCACCATGCTTTCTGACCCTCCTAGAACGCTGTTTAGCGGCTTTTATTTCTTCCTCTGACATTTCCCCCACATCCTTTTTATCAGCTGGGTAATCAAAGCGTATCACATTAAAAAACCGCTTTAAATACTCTGTTCCTTTTACTCCGCATTCATCATTATCTAATGCAGATATCACTGTAGTAATTCCTTTTTGTTTTAATTTGTTTACCTGTTCATCTGATATATGCCACCCAAGTATTGCAACAACATTTTTTACATGTCCGCGTGTTTTAAGACTTAAATAGTCCATGAATCCCTCACATATATATGGAATGCAGTTCTCTTCATATGTTCCACATAATGTGTCACGCTTTCTGAATCCCTCGTTGTATAAATATTTTCTTTTCTTTTCAACATGCTGGTTCATTGTTCTCCCAACCCATCCCATAAACTTTCCATTGTCCAATATTGGAAATATAAATGGATAAGCTACATTATAATTGTATTTACATTTTGAAACATTCAATGCTCGTTTGCTGAATCCACGTTTCTTCATGTATTCAATTATTTGTTTTTCATCCTTGCTGTTTGCTTCATTCCAATCTGTTGTTTTTAATCCATAGTAATAATCCTTTGCTTCAATCAATGCTTGCTTACTTTGTTTCTTGCGCTTTCTTTTGACCTTTATCTGTAGCTTTTCTATCTTATCGCTATGCAATATTTGTTCCAATAAACAACATGCCTGTAGGTCATTTAGCTCCGGATGTGCTTTCATAACAAAATCTAATGCATTTCCTTTTGCTTCACAACCAAAACAAAAAAATGTTCCATCATCTAAACAAATTCGCATTGATGGGTTTATATCATCATGGAAAGGACATATAATATTAAACTCTGTTGTTGTTATTTCTTCAACAATTCCATAATAGATTAATACTTTCGCAAGTTCCTTTCCTCCATATGTTCTTATCATGCATCTTGTTCTAGCCTTTCTGTTCTGTTATCTTAATGTATGGCTCTGATATTTCAACATCACAGCATTTTCCTAGCTGTGCTTTGTCCTCTTTACTTATTTTACCTGTTTCATACATCCTGTCTAACTTTGCTTCGTCCATACTCTCTTCAACATCAATGAACTTTTTGAACTTCTTCGCATCTACTCCACACTGTTTCAAATACTTAATAAGTCCATCCATATCATTTACTTTGTATGTTTTGTTTATGACTTCCTTATATAGCTGTTTTGAAATGTTTTGTTTTAACTTTTCAAACTTCCATGTTAGCTTCTTTCTTCTAACTTTTGTTATTTTAAGTTTCACATGGTTTGTGTAATAGTTCATCCCATCTTTTAACTCAATATCAAAAGTCTCTTCTCCTTTTGGAAGATTTGTAAACATGAAATTTGCTACTGTAATCTGTTCTTTTTTTCTTACTTCATTGTAGTATTCATCAAACTTCTTTTTCTCTTGCTGTGCTTCATACAATCTTCTAACGCTCTGCTCTATCTGTGCTGTATTCATTCTTCTGTCCTGTCCTTTCCTTGTATTCTTTTACTGCCTGTCTCTGTGCATATAATACTGAATTGATATCTTTCGGATATGTTCTGACATTTACATCACGAATGAAAATAAGTTCATCAAATGTTAATTCTTTTTCTTCTCCTACCGGAGTCTGTACTCTTACAAGCTCCTTTCTTCTATTTACTCCGACAACTTTTGCTGTTCCCAACTTCTTTAAAAGTTTTCCATGTTTTGTTTCAATAAATCTAACATAACAAATCATGCACCCAACTTGTAAAACATTGTCATAAATTCTCTGCTCTTTTCTTGAACCATATTTCATTTCGATTTCTTCAAGTGTTGCAAATTTTCTTTCTTCTGTTTCATCTGTACCTGTTTTAACCTCTTTTGTTTCAGCTGGTTTTTCTACCTTTGTTTCGCTTTTTACTTCACCCCATGCTTCATTATCCTCGTTGTTTGATTCTAACTGTTTTTCAACAACTTCATTCTCATAAGCATTAAGTCTGTCAATCAACTCCTGTTTTGTGAACTTATGTCCTTTGCTTTCTAATGTGAGTCCTCTGTTTCTTGACTCCTGTTTTAAATCTGCAACTTTCATTTCTTCAAATCTCATTTGTTCTGTTCTCCTTTTCTTTTTATGCCTTAATTATATCACTCTACTTTTTCTTTGTCAATATTTATTTTAAAACGATTATACAAATTACTGATAACATATAAATCATTCCAAACAATGATAAACAAGCTATGATATCATTAAAATCCTGTTTTGTTATACCCCATTCTTTCCAAAAGGTTCGGAACGCTCTTTTAAACGTCCTCGCCTTTCTTTTTACTTTTCTCTGTAACTTTCTATAATTGTATGGTGTCATTTTGTTTTATCTCCTTTCTGAAATGTCCAACAGTTTCTTTACTGAAATCTGAAATTCCTCACTTGCTATATGCACTTCTAACACCCCTATATCTGTCATGCATTTCAGATATCCATACAACTTGTTTTCTGCTTCCTCAAAACTAGCCAATCCTCTTCTGTATGTTGCTAATACGATTGTTTCAAACTCTACATATTTTACCATTTTTATTTCCTCCTAATTTGTTTTCTTTCTTGTTTCTAAAACTATATTAACATATGTTTCAAATACTGTCAACATTTATTTTAAATATTTTTTAGCAAATTCTTCATTGCTCATTGTTTTCATATCATAAACATATTCAATAGCATCTGCACTGCTCATTCCCAAACCATCAACAAGCTCTATAACCATTCCTGTTAAATTATTATTTTTAATAAATTCTTTCTTCATTTTTGTTTTCTCCTTTTTTGTTTTATTTGTTTTCTCTTAACTTGATTTAATTATATATCAAAGGGTTGATTTTGTCAACCCTCTTAATTATATTTTTTAATTGAATAAACAATATCTTGCATAGCTATAACCTTGTGTATTTACAAAAAACTTTTGTTCTGTTTTTTCATTTACAATCATTATAACATATTGTGTATAATCTTCTTCACATCCACAAGGAACATCTTTTAAAAAATTAAAATCTTTTAACAAATTATTTTTGAAATAAGCAAATTCTTTATCATTCATAATAAATGCCATTGAACAAATTGCCTTTACATTGTAATATTCATTTTCATCTAACAACTGTTCTGTATATTCCTTAAGTGTATTGTTTTTATTTAATTTAGGCTCTGCTAAATTTAATTTCATTTCTGTTTTAAATGTTCTTTTCTTCATTTGTTCTTCCTCCTAGTTTGTTTTATTTATTAACTGTTTACCTTTAACTTGATTATATTATAACATATTTAAAACAAAAGTCAATACTTTTTTATAAAATATTTTAAAATAAATAAAGCTATATAAAATATATAAATATATTAATTATATTATATATAATATATAGCCTTATACTTTGTTTTATTTATTTGTTTTGTTATGTTTTGTTTCTTTCTTCCACTTATCTGTATAAGTATCATTGTATTTATCCTTATACTTTTTGTGGTATTTATCTTGCATATTATGAATTGCTATTACATCATATCCAGTACCGTTAAGCTGTTCGCACATTCTGTTTATTTCTTTTAGCTCTTTTGTTACATCCTGTATAAGCTTTGAAATATATTCAGCATCAGCACCCATTCCATTATTCATACATTTCTGCCACTGTTCTTCATACAGTTCTTTTGTTTCGTGTTCCCACTGTTTATACTGCTCAATTGCATTTTTTACAAATTTAGGAAGAACACTGTCATTCACATCATCTGTTGTGTATTTACTCCAATCTCTAGGAATCATCTGTGGAAACTGCACTTGTCTTAATGGGATTAACTTCTGATGAAGATTTATGTACTTGTGGTGTAGCTTTCTTTTGTTTGCACATTCATCCATGTACTGACATTCTAACTTTCTTTTGAATCCTTGTAAACCAAGAAAACAGAAATAGTCTGCAAGCTGTTCATGGAAACTTAATGCTTTCTGCATGTGTTCATCAAGTTTTACATATACTTCTTCTGCAATGTTTTCTTGCATACGTTTGTTTCTTTGTGTTCCCATATATGGCTGCTGTTCCTGTGTATTCCATCCCTGTTCTGTATTTGTTTTACTTGTATTTATGTTTTCATCATATTTCACACCATTTACTTCATACATTGTTTTGCCCTCCTTATATTACTGGAAAATTATAGCTTGTTCCACATAACTCACAGCTACTAACCATGAAAGTACCAACATCTGTTGCTACATTTGTGTGGTACACTTTTCTACTTCTTAACTGGTCTGCATGAACATTATTTCCGCACTTTGTTCTAAGCACATATTGTGTTGTTCCTGTTCCGATTGTTATAGCTACCGTTTCTGCACTTGTTACTGTTGGAATTGCCTGTGCTATACAAATACACACTTTTTCTTTATTACTATAACTTGCCTGCGGTATATTCAGAATCAAAACACCATCTTGTACTGTTACACTTACTGTTTTAACAAAGTGTATACAACCACCGCATCCATATCCATTATTATTATATAAACTACATGCCATTCTATATCACCCTTTCTAACCATTTTAATTAAACGAATAGGGCGGTTTTTATGCCGCCCCTACAAATATATCACGCATAAGCGGAAACTCTCTTAAATCATCAAATAAACGCTTTAGCACCCACATCCATTATTGCAAGCTGTTCCATAATGTGAAAACATCTGTGCGCTTTCATATGGACTGCATGTCTGATATGCTGGAATTGGTGTTGGTCTTAATGTTGAAATCAGTGTTGCGTTCTGTGCCTGTTGACTCAACTGGAAGTTTGCTGTCTGTAACTGGTCACGTAAGCTCTGAATTTCATTCTGTGTCATTAATGCTCTTGTTGCATCACCATCTGCTTTAATAGCGTTCACAATATCACAAGTGTTTTTTGCATTCTCATATCTTACAGAGTCAATGCTTCTCTGCGTTGTGCAACAGCAATCTGCAAGCTGTGAAGCAAGTGCATTTGTGTTCTGCATTCCGGCTACTGCTACATTGTTAATTGCTTGCTGTGTTCCGTTAAAACCATTCAGAAGCGAAGTATTAACTGCATAGAATCCATCACAAATTCCATTCTCCAAACCATTCAGCTTGTTCATTACTGCTTGGTTGTCAAAGCCTCTTTGAATTGCACTATCTGTATATGCGCTTGCTGTACTATTCATACCATTTCCACCCCAGTTTCCAAAGTTACCGTTCCATGCGAGTAAGAAAAATAAGAAAAAAATCCAACTTCCATTACCGTCACCGAACATTCCATTGTTTTCTTTACCGAGTGCCAATGCATCAGCTACACTCAATCCATTTCCATCCATTCCCATAATTGTTACCTCCATTAATATTATTTATATAAACCGCTATATGTACACTTTAGCGGCTCATACCACCCATAAAAGCTTGAAACTGTTTATAAGCCTGTTCTATATCTATTCCTCTTTGCTTACATAAGTTTCTAGCTACTTGCTCAAGTTCTTGTTCTGATTTACCTTGTGCCATTTCTTCTGCTCTTTTAAAAAGCGGATTATTCTGCATCATTTGTTTGCTCAACTTCTGAAACATAAGCCACACCCTCCTTGAGTTCTTTTATTCTTTGTTTCAATTCACTTACAACATTTTCAAACTGCTGTTTAGATACATATTCAACATTTACTTTATTTTCTGTTGGTTTTAATATATATGTTTTAAGTTCTGCTGAACCATCTAACAATATTTGCTTTGTGTAAATACAACCATTTGCAATATCTGTAAAAACAAATAAACTACCATCTAAGTCAATCATGCTTGCTTTCGCTTCATCATAGCTTGAAACTGGTCTACCTTTTAGCATCTGTGTTTGACTTTGATTCTGCATATATGGTTGTTGGTAATTATATTGCTGTTCCATCTGTGCAATTCTATTTTGTGTTAATTGTTGCTGATATGGATTCATTCCATACCCTGTATAATTGTACATCAATCACCACTCCTTTCATGCTTTTAATATATCACACTTTTAATATTTTGAAATATAAACAAAGTATACCGGGAATAACCTTAAAGAATATGTGCAATAAAAAAGGAGTGCTTTCGCACTCCATCAAATCATTCTACCTATTTTCATAAGCATCTTTCTATGTTTCTTTTTAACTGCAATTTCTGATAATCCAATTTCATCCGCTATACATTGTAAGGTTTTCTTCTCCTTATAATGCATCCATAAAATCTTCTTTTCTTCATCACTTAACATTGTTTGTTCCATCAAATCACCAAACTCTTTTACAGAGCTTATATCCTTTAGCTTCGTCCTAGTTTCTGCGTTCTTTTTATCCATGCTTACCACTTCCCATAAACTTTCCGCATACTGGACATTTCTTAGAATTACCACCTTGCTTATTTCTACTCTTCGGAACTTTAACTTTTGACCTTGTTATTGTTCTTGTTTTTGTTACATGTATGCTTGCTTTCGCCATCCTTAATTCTCACCACCTTGGTTATGAACCGCATTATCATTATATTTATTTCCACTTACGTCATTGTATTCTGCATTTGCACTGTCTCCACTTGTTTCAATGTCAACATCTTTTGTATTTTCTTCCTGTGCTGTGTCATAATATTCAAATTGTGATTCATACCAAACAAAACAACCAAAACTAAATGCTGATTGCAAGAACATTAAAACAATTAAAATGATAATTATAATATCTTTTAACTTGTTTGAACGTTTGTACTCTTTCTGTACGTCTAACAGAACTTCACCAAATTCTTCCATACTTGTTTCACTTCCTTAAATTGTTGCATCTTTGTATTTTCCATTTACTTTTACTTTTACAATTCCTGTACTGTATTTTCCATCTTTTCTATACATCATACCAGTTTTGTACTTGCTACTTTGTTTTGTGTAACAATTAGCTTGTAACTTAAATATTGCATATAATGTTATATTTGCTGTTATTATGCTCGTTTCTTCAATATATGAACCACTTCCATTTTGATTTGTATTCCAGCCTAAAAATTCATAGTTCAGCCTTTTTGCTGTTGGTAGTTCTCCTAACCTGTCTCCATAATATACGGTTCGTACAATCGAATCAGAACCATTAACAGTTCCACCATTTGAACCTGCATCAAATTTGACAGCACAACTTATTCTCTCCCATACTGCATATAAATCTACATTTCTTTCATACGTCCATGTCCATGGCTTTCCAATCCACGAAGTCCAGTCCACTCCATTACTTTCCCTCCAACCTTTAAACACATAGCCATTTCTTGTAAAAAAGTTTTTTTGTGTAACATAACTCGAACCATAGTAAACTTGTTCTGACCATCTATCCTTTTGATTCCACAGACCACCATTTCCATAATAAGTAATTGTATATTTGTCTATTGCCGGAATTGTAAAGTTTACACTTATTGTGTACGAATCTCCGCCACCATATTCAATTCCAGTAAACCTAGCAGAACATGTATCAATAGAACTAGATGTTCCTCTGTCGTATGTTTTGCTGTATGTTCCAATTAAGACTTGGTTTGCTGTATCCCAACTATGTCCAGAACTTGTGTTGATATTTCTACTTCCAATACTTGAACTTGCTGAACTGCCCCAATCAAAATAAAATGTATTAGAACTATCTTGACAAGAATATTGTGACCAATACCATATTTGCACTGTTACTTCCGTTTTGGTTTTGCTGTTAGAAGAATCAACATATAAACCAATACAACCTTGATATTTTGTTCCTGTTGAAACGGAACTCCATTGTATGCCGCTTGGTGCTGACATATATCACACCTCCTAACCAGTAATACGGATATAGATATCTCCGTTTTTTCCTGTTGAATCACTAGGTTCTGATGTTCCTTGCCTGATTGTTGGCATTGCATCTATCTTTTTGTTAATCTCATTAATTTGATTTTGTAAACTTGTTGCCACATCTCCGCTAAGCTGTCCTTTAATTCCATTAAACCATTCATTGAACATTGATGTAAATTGTGAAAATAAATCAGATGTACTTATCTGCTGAACAACCCCTGTTACGAACCCACACACTTCATTATATGGTCGCATATCCGTTACGTCTGATGCACTTAAGTTTGTAGCACCAACAGGCTTTCTTATTGTTGCTAATTGCAGTTCCTTAACTGTTGATGTTCTTGAAACACTTGCATTGTTCTGTTTTAGCTCAAGCGACATTTTTCTATTCACTTTATCAAGTCTTACGACAACTGAATCTTGTTGAACATATGATGCACTATTAACCGGTATTGTTAATGTTTTATTTTCTGTTAGTTCATAATAATATCCATCTATATAAGCACTTCCGGCTTTTACTGTTACTTTCAATCCGCTCTGAATTGACACTTTCAACCCATCTGTAGGTTCTACAAATACGCCATTACCGATAAACTTTGAAAAATAATTTGCAAAATCTTCCGCATTATATGTTCTGTCATAAACACCGGTACTTGTTTCTACCGCATTAAAAAAACCATACCTTTCTGACATATCAAATCACTCCTTTCAATTATTTTATATCTTTCTTCCACTCCATGTTCCACCATTTCTAAAACCAATGTAAAAATTATTTGAAACGTCAACCATCATTATCACGCCATCTTTTCCTCCATTTGTTACAAACACTCCTTTTGAATATGTTGGTATTGTCAAACCGCTTGGAAATGGAACATTACTCTTCGCATGAACAAAAAACGATTTATTGTCTTGTGGAAGATTATCTATATTTTTTGCAAGAGCATCTGCTTTCAAATTTTTAAGTGACAAAACATCATTCTTAACACCATCAAGTCCAGTTTCTAACTTCTTTGTATTTGCTTCAATGTATTTAACATTAACATTGTTTTCTTCAACTTTTTTTATTGCGGTTTCTGACCTTTCTATAACATCTTTGATTCTTGAACCATATGTAAATTCTATATCAATTATATTTCTGTCGTCCTGTCTCGTTATAATCACATTTGTAATTTGTGCATCTATCTCCATTCCAAGTTCTTCATCTGCTACTGTTACAAAATCACCAACGTTATAATCTTTTTTGTATGTATATTGTTTTGTTATATCTGTTACTGTTGCTGTGTACTCTTCACTCAAATCATTGTCTTTAGCTTTTTCATCCGCCCTTTGTTTCATGAGTTCTTCATACTCTGCATCCGTTAATGTTACATTATCCTGTTCACTTTGAACATCCCTTGCATCAACCCACAACTCTCTTCTGTTCCAACCTTTACGCTCTCCAAAAGTAACATCTGAATTAACATCTATGTTGTACCACTTTCTGTCTGTTCCCTCTCCCTCTCCTGCAATATATACTGTATTTCTTAGCTTACTTCTATCAACTATGTAGTCTGTGTTTGCTATATTGCTTAATGATTGAGAGAACATAACAGAACTAACTGCATTGTTTGCCCTATGTCTTGTTCTATCTTCACCAGCTCCAATTATCAATGTCCATCCGTCAATGTTCTGATGGTGTTCTGTATTAACAACTACAACATTTGGTCTTAATATGATTCTTAATTTGTCTGCTTCTGCAACCTCACTAATTTCATCCCACAATGAACCGCCTGTCACTTGCTTGTCTATAATACTGCATACTTGTTTTAATCTTTCTTCATCCTCGAATTCAACTGAAAGTGCAATATTTCTATTGCTATCGTCTGACATTATAAGATTTTGTTTTACCAACTCTTCAATATATTTATAACTTTTTCCTTTAAATGTCACTTGTCCTTTAATAACTCTATATTCTAACAGTTTTAATGCAAGACTACCTTTTATTACAAACACCTTGCTTGTTTCACTATCACTTTCACGCTTTACTGACTCAATAACTCCAAAAACATCATTATCAAACAGAACATAAAAGTTTTTTGTTTTGTCCATCAAATATAAGTTTTCTTTGTCAAGCATTGCATTTATTTGAAATGTTCCTATTTCTCTTGCCTTATACTGATACTGCGAATATTCATACTTACGGAGAACATCAACTATACGCATTGTATCGTCTAATATTGTTATCATGTTCTACATCCCCCTTATGTTGAAATATTGTTCCCTGTACTCAAAACTAACATCCATAACACCATCACTTGGCTGTGTTTCGTAAGAATAATAATTCTTACCAATGAGTATTTTAAACAGCTTATAACCAACTTCCATATTCCCAACAATAGAAGCTTCGTCACCGCTTTGTGTATGTAATTTAACACTTTCTTCTCCTATGTTAGTATTTATAACAATTTCATCACCAGCCGACATACTCAGAGAAGAAAATATAATTTTTGCATCTTCTGCTATACTATTTACTTGCTGTGTTATTAGGAAATCACTAATTGCTTTCATTCGTATAATACAACCAACTGGAACATCACCATTGTTTTCAATCAATACAATTTTCTTACTATGTTCTATCCCCATTGTTATTCCTTTTGTTTTAGGAATCGTTAGTGGAAATTTAAACTTGTTCTCAAGAACAGAAAAATTAATTGTTTTTGTTTCCTTATAAAACATTGGATTGAAGCATTCAAACTCCAAAATAAACTTACATAGAACCTCATTGTTTTCTTTATAAGTATTAGAATATTTTGGTGGTGCTGTTGGTCTTGCATCTAAGTAAAATCCATTTGCTTCAATCACAATTTCTTGATATATAGAAATCATTCTATCTAGTTCTTCCTTTTTGTCTTGTACTGCTGTTTCACAGTTCTCCCAGTATTGTTCCCATGTGCTTGTTTGTTCTACATCCTTAGCAACAACATATCCTGTTATAGTTGGCTTTCTTGTTCCAACTGTTAAACCAGCATAAGACTGCCCTATTTGATAAGGCACTCTATATGCTGACATTTCTACGCTAGGTGTATCCCAGTCAATTTCATCAATGATATAATAACCATCTTTTGAATCAATAACAATACTGTCTTTTGTTACGCTATTTGTTAGTGTAACTTTTTTGACCATTGTTTTCACCACCTTTTTAAAATCCTAACAGTAACTCCCTTTTTGCTTTTTTCATTTGTCTTGCATACTCATATGCGTTTGGTTTTGTATTGTAGAAATTAAATGTGTCTCCACTACTATTTTTACCTCTACTGTTATTATACTCTTCATTCTCCTGTTTTGTCAACACCCTTTCACCTTTATGCAACTCTGCTATATATCCATTAAACGGTACATAATCCAAACCGTTTGCATGCTTACCATTTACACTCTTAGCGGCTGACTTTGCCTCATTCGCACCACTTACAACATTCTTAAATCCGCTAATTATTCCACTTACAAAACTTCCTATCTTACTTGCAAAATCACTTACCCAACCGAGTATGCTTTCTCCTATACTCTTTAATCCATTCCACAACTGCGACAAAATATTTCTACCAGCACTGTACATCTGACCTCCTATTGCTAATATCTTACTAGGTATTTGCGATACTATACTCCATACTTTACTCGGTAGTTGTTGCAAGAATGAAATAAATCTTGAAACAAAGTTTGTTGCTGTTTGAACTCCGCTCTGTACAAGCTGTGAACCCCATGATATTACTCTACTTATAGTTTGTGATAGCCATTGATA